TGGGACAAGACCGATGCTAATAAACAAGAGCTAAAGAAATACCAAAGAGTTGAAATAGAGGCTGGAATAATCTTTAATAATACTCAAAAGGCAGAACCTGTTAAAGGAGCAGAAACTAATCCAGAACCAGTTAAGGTAGATCCTAAAAAACCAATAGAGATTAAAGAAAAAGCTTTCTTTGTGACTATCACAGGAAACGAAAAATGGAAACCTCAATTTAAGTTTTCCGGATTTAATTTAGACCTTGGAAGAATATTTAAATTTGAAAGCAAGAGAAACTGGGGATCAACTAAATGTTACAAATTTTAAATCATTCTTCAAAAACAAGGGTAACATAAATATCTTTCCCTGTTGAAATTGAACTAACCGAAAAATAATGCCAGAGTGGATTGATTAAATTCCTATAATGAGGAGGAGAATCAATCCACTTTTTTATGATCATTCTTACAAGAGCAGTATACGTTGCCCTGTCAGATTCCCACATAAAATTAAAATCTGGATATTTGGATTTTAAATACTCGTAATTTTCTTTGTAAAGATTAATGGGTACCGGAGTTGTTTCGAGAAGTAAATTCTCACCAAAGTGTCCTCCACCTATAACTAATCTTATTCTTTGCGTGAAATTGAGGGAATCCCTTTCGTGAGAGAATTTACCGGTCTTTACCATGTATCTTGTTTGATCCCTAGCTACACTGTCGCATCTCTCAGAATCCTTTAATTTATTAAGCCCGTTTGATTTCCTGAATCTGTTCAGATCCATTCTAATAATCTCGTCCAGTTTTTCACAATCAATCACCCATCCCAATTTATCATCATAAATTATTCTATCTGCCATTAGGCTAGCCGCCCTGTCAAGATCTGCGCCAATAATTAATACCTGGGAGTTTGATCTAATGGATATTAAACAAAAGAGAATTAATATAAGTCTTTGCATAGATACAAATATAGAAAGATCTGCCGAAACAAAAAAATGTAACATTTGTACAATATTTGAGTACTTTTAATATAGATGCCTAAAAATAAAAAAATATTTGTTTGTGGGGATAGCTGGATGAGTTCCAGCCCAGAAACCCCAGGTCTACATTTTTCTGAAATAGTTTCAGAATCATTGGGATGTGACCTTTACAATATCGCTAGGGGTGGAATGAGTAACGGAGGTATTTGTTCTCAGATAGAATTTGCTATGAAATTCCATCCAGATCTGATAATTTACAATTCAACATTTCCTGATAGAATAGAATTTCCAACAAAAGATAATTCAGGGGTTCATTTGGACGCATCACACGTGGCATACCAGTATAAAAATTCAACAAGCTCTGGATTAGAATTCATAAATAAAGATGTGAGAATGATATCAGATACCCTTTCGGGGCTAGGTTCGTGGTTTACCCCGGATTTTATAGAGGGCCTTTACGGTGAATTTTGTCCAGACGTTGTAGAAAAACAAAAAGCAATCAAGAGCTATATAGAACATTTGTACTGTCATCAATGGAAGTCACAGACTGATAGGCTGATGTTATATTCGATGACCCATAAGATGATAGCATCCCGGATCAATTTTATTTTTATGTGCGATTCACTGGGTGCTATAGATGAAATGAAATGGCTGGAAAATAGGAATATTGGATATTCGTACGATCTTCTTTTAAGAACAAGGGATCTTCATATAGAAAGGGAATTTGGGCATGGAAATTTCAAAGATCCAGGGTATCACACAACCGCGGAAACCCAGAAAGAAATTGCAGAATATACCCTTGAAAAAATTAGGATTTTGGGGATTTAATTTGAAATTTACTCTATAACATATATGAAGATTCTAATTACAGGAGGGGCTGGGTATTTAGGCTCCGTTATTACCGGAAAAATGTTAAATGCTGGACATGAGGTTGTTGTTTTGGATAAATTAATATTCAATCAAACATCTTTATTGGTTTACACTCCAAACCCTAATTTTAAATTCATTCATGGTGATGTTAGAAACGAATCATTATTAGAAAAACTTTGCAATGAGGCCGATGCAATTATCCCTTTAGCTGCGGTCGTTGGATTTCCTGCATGTGATGCTGAACCTGAATTGGCTGAGGAAATTAACTATAAACAAATATTTAATATTTTTAGATTTACCACGGGGAAAGGTAAAAAAATATTATATCCCAATACTAATAGCGGATATGGTATTGGTGTTGGCCAAACAGAATGTACAGAAGAATCTCCATTAAATCCCATATCGATTTACGGTAAAACAAAATGTAATGCTGAAGATTTATTAAAATCAGGCACTGATGCTATCATCTTTAGATTAGCAACTGTATTCGGTGTATCGCCAAGAATGAGAACAGATTTATTAGTTAATGATTTCACATACAAAGCAATTACAGACAAATACATTGTGGTTTTTGAGAAAAACTTTAAAAGAAATTTCATTCACATTCAAGATGTTGCAAATGTTTTCTTGTTTATGTTAGAAAATTATGATCAATATAAAGGTGAGATCTTTAATGTTGGTTTGACCACAGCAAATTTAAGTAAGCAAGAATTACTTGAAAAAATACAGGATCACGTTAAGAATTTTGCTGTGTCATATAACGATTATTATGAGGATCCTGACAAAAGAGATTATATTGTATCAAATGCAAAAATTGAATCAACAGGCTGGTCTCCGGAGTGGGATATAGATAGAGGAATAAAGGAATTAATAATGGGTTATCAAATGATAGTACCTAAGATGGGAGCAGAGTTTAGAAACGGATTCCCTTTAGGATATGCAAATAATATGTAATCATGAGTAACAAATGGGATGAATTTATAGAAGTACCTTCTAAAGTATTCGGTTACGATGTACCAGTATTTACACCTTCTATCTATAGGGAATATAGAGGAGAGATATTCACGACTTTCCATACAGAAGAACATCCGGTAATGCGACATATACATTACGAAAAAAACGAAATAAGTATACACGGAAGATTCTCTAAATCATACAAGGGAGTTCTAAGAGGGCTTCACTACGACAACAAAACATGGAAACTTGTTCAAGCAGCAGTCGGTGACATCTATCTTGTTGTTTTGGATATGAGAAAAAATTCACCAACCTTTGGTGATTGGGAATCCTATATCATTTCAGAAAAAAACAGACAGCAAGTGTTAGTCCCACCGGGATTTGCGAATGGCCATTATGCTTTAACTGATTGTATGTTCCATTACAATCTATTCTATAAAGATGGATATGTTGATGCTGATGAGCAGGGGGTAGTCAAATGGAACGACCCTGAATATCAAATGGAATGGCCAACTGATAAACCAATATTACAAAAAAGAGATCGATGATAAAAAATTTAGAAAAATATCCAATTGTCAACGATGGGATTTACACCAAAGAAGAACTATCGAAATTTGAAAGATTGATCGCAGATCACTGGGAAGCAGGAAGAATCAAAGGACCTGTTCATCTCAGTGGCGGAAACGAAGATCAATTAATAGAGATAGGGAAAAGAATTAAACCAACAGATTGGGTTTTTTCCACGTGGAGATCCCACTATCATGCTTTAATTAAAGGCGTATGTCCAGTTTGGTTAGAAGAAGAAATTGTTGCTGGTAGATCAATCACAATAGTAAGCCAAGAAGAAAGATTTTATGCTTCAGCCATAGTTGGAGCAATAATTCCCATAGCAACCGGTGTTGCTCTTTCTAATAAAAGGGAAAGAAGAAACGATAAGGTTTGGTGTTTTATTGGTGACATGGCTTTTGAAACTGGGGGATTCTATGAGATGCACAAGTATGCTAAAAATCTAGATCTTCCAATCGTATTTGTTGTAGAAGACAATCACGTTTCAACTAACACGCCTACAATAGAAACTTGGGGAGGAATTAAAAGAGAAATTCCAGATAATGTTATCTGGTATGAATACGAAAAAGAATGGCCACATTACGGAACCGGTAAATGGGTGGTTTTTTAATTTAATAAAATAAGAATATGAGTCAACCTGAATATACACCTTACAAAGATGCTCTAACAAATTCGATGACGTTTCTCGGAGAGCAATCAGATACTGTTTTCATCGGACAACAACTTCTGTGGCACGGAAACCCTATGAGTACCACAATCGGTAATGTTTCTAAAGATAAAATGATTGAGGTACCAGTGATGGAGGAATCCCAAATGGGAATGTCTCTAGGAATGGCAATGGCAGGAGATTTTGTTATTACATTTTATCCACGTTGGGATTTTTTAATCTGTGCAACAAATCAGCTGGTTAATCATGTTGACAAGATCACTTTAATGAGCAATGGAAAATGGAGTCCAAATATGATAGTTCGATTAGGTAAAGGATCTGATAAACCATTGGATCCGGGACATCAGCACAGAGGAAATTATATTGATGAATTTAAATCGATGTGTCCCAATATTAATTTCTGGGATTTGAAAAATCATGCGGATATTGAAACTACCTATAAGTCAGCCTACGAAAAAGGAGGTATCCACGTTATAGTAGAATACCCCGAATTGTATTATATAAATTAAAATTACCAGCTAATCTCCCAATCACTGAAATCCGCGGCTAAGCAATCTATTTTATAATCCTTTCTTCCACCAACTATTTCTTGAATCTTGTTCTTTGCAGTATTTCTTATCCCGTTTAATCCATGGGTAAGTTCTAAGTTATTCCCGTCCTTTATTCCCTTTCTGTAATTAGATTCATTATGCCAAATATGGAGATTCATTTGGGAAAGAACCACAATAGCTCTGATTGTTTCAGCATTAACTTTTTCACTGGAATCAAGTAGCACTTGAATATCATGAACTATATCTTTTATCTCTTGTGAATATTCCTCCTTGTGCTGTGGTATAAAAACCTCCTTCAATTGAGAAATGCTTAATCTGTCAACCAATTCTGCTAATGTGGGTAAATATTTTCTTTCTGCCATGTCTTTTTTATTATCTTAGTTTATTTGGGACCCTTTGTTTCTAAAAGATCAATTTATGTATCTGATATATAGAATTACTATAACTATAAAATGAAGCACCTAAAAGTATATGAAGCTTATCCGAGTGAGGAAAAAATAGTACTTAAATCAAGGCAAGGAAGGGAGATTACATTCACTGTTAAGAGCGGAAGAATAGAATCCATTGAGAATGAAGCAGGAATGAGATTTCCTTATTCTGTAGGGCAATCATATAACATGGGAATGAAAACATGGGCTTGTAACAATGGATTTAAATGGAACGGAGAAGATCCTTGTCCAGAAGAAAAAATATTTGGGATCAATAAAAAAGATATACCCCAGGGGCACGAATTAAGAATGATGTTCCCGCATAAATTTAGAAATTAATATGAAACACCTTAAATTATTTACCCCGTTTATAAACGAGCAAGAAACCAGTAAAAAAATCTCTGCTGGGGAAGACACAACAGGCACATCAAAAGATGTTGCAGCTTCTTTATCTAGTGTAGGAGATCTTTTTAAAAAATATGGATTCGATTTTGGAATAGGGGGCGACGCCGAAGGTGGCGGTGCAACATGGGGCGAAAGGTTACAAGGAAGTGGTGCTAAAGTTCCTTCCGCAGAGGATGTTAAAAAAGGAGTAGAAGCTGTAAATAAAGCAATGGATAGACACGGAATTACCGATAAAAATATGAGAGCATCTATTCAGGGTGTTATCGGTAAAGAGTCTGGGTGGGCACCACAGAACGAGGCTCCTTATACCAACACCAATAATGATAGAATTAGAAAAATTTTCGGTAAAAGGGTTTCTTCCTTAAGTGATGCTGAGATTAATGCTCTAAAAGCTGACACCACCAAATTTTGGGATAGGGTTTATGGTCCAGATGATCCCACCGGTGCTTCCCAAAAAATGGGAAACACACAGCCGGGTGACGGAGCTAAGTATTTGGGAAGAGGATTTAATGGAATAACATTTAAGTCTGGCTACCAAAGGATGCAGGATCTTTATAACAAATATGGAAAATTAGGGAAAAGCGTTGATTTCGTAAGTAACCCTGATGCTTTAAACGATCTAGATATTGCTGCTGAAATTGCAATTTTATATTTCGTCGAGAATTTAAAAAATCCTAAAGTTAAATCTATGTATGGATCTAATGATCCTAACGAGTTTCCTGATAAAGATGCGGCACTCAAAGCGGTTTTTCACGTTAACGCTGGACTGGGCAACGATTTAAGTAGACCTATATTCCAAGAAACTCTAGCAAAATCAACTGCTTTCAGAGATGATATGCTATCTAAAAATATGGTTTAATATGAATCAATTTCAAAATGATCAAAATTTATCTGAGCATTTACAATTTCATATCAAAAATGGAATCTGTATTGCTGAATCAATATTCAGACCTGGCAGCGATTCTCATATTGATTTACTAAAAGAGGCTAGAGATCTATACCTTTCTGGAAATATCTATGTTGATAAACCAACATCGCTTCTTTTCGAAGCGACTGACCTTGGTTTAGTTGGCGTATACGAGAACGAAATCGTTCCCCTTGATATGCCATTGGAAATTTTAGACGAGGCAGAATACCAAGGAAAGAATGTGAAACTAGGGTATCCTATGAGAGGAGGATCTAAAAAGTTTTACGTTTATGTTAAGAACAAAAAAGGAAACGTAATTAAGGTTCAATTCGGAATTCGCGGGATGTCTTCTAAGGTTAGCGATCCTGAACGCAGGAGAAGCTTTGCAGCAAGACATAAGTGCAAGGAGAAGAAGGACAAGACTAAAGCAGGATATTGGGCTTGTAGGATTAATAGATATGCCCATATATGGGGAGGTAAAACATATCCTGGATTTTGGTAGTGGAAAAACCATACACAGACACTGTAACGATCGATTCCACGATTCGTAAATTTTCACAGGACATAGATCCAATAGAGCTCATGTGGCACAGGGATCTTAAGAATAGATCAGTAAAATTATTGGAAGGATCCGGTTGGAAAATACAATTGGATAATTCCCTTCCCCTCGATTTCAATGAAATTACAATTCCTAAACTAATATGGCATCGGGTCATCAAGGGATCTGGCAATCTTGTAGTGGAGATAAAGGAGTGGGATTAGCGCGTATTCGCATCAATTGATATATAGGGGTATGAAAGAAGAAAAATCTGTCAACCCCTATTTAAGTGGAGAAAAAAACCCAAACTCTAAATTAACAGAATCTCAGGTTCAAGAAATCAGAACTTTGTACAAATCCGGATCATTCACTATGATCCAGCTTGGTGAAAAATTTGGTATGTCAAGGAGAAGTATTTCCGCTATCATTAATAAGGATAGATGGAAACATATAGAATCTTAACATATACAATATCCATATGTACATACTTGGTATATCAGCTTATTACCACGACTCCGCTGCGTGTTTATTCAGAAATGGAACCTTATTGGGTGCAGCAGAAGAGGAGAGATTTACAGGAATAAAGGGTGATAAATCATTCCCCAAGAAAACCATAGATTGGCTTTTGAAATCAAATGGCATTTCTATATCTGATGTTTCCACTGTTTGCTGGTACGAAAATCCAGATCTAAAAAGGAGTAGGGTATTAAAAACGTTCAGAAAAAAACCAATCAGAAACTTTAGAAGGATAATCAAATATTTTTTATGGGACAGTTTTCCAAAGCTATGGAAGATATTGAACGAAGAGATAGGATTTTACGGAAAAATACATATAGTAGATCACCACCTTTCCCACGCATCTCTTGCTTATTTCACCTCCTATTTTGAGGAATGTAACATAGTTACTGTTGACGGGGTAGGTGAACATGAAACTATAACAATTTCTAAAGCAGAAAAAAATAAAATAACCAAAATTGCTTCTATAAACTATCCGCATTCTTTGGGCTTGTTCTATTCAGCTTTCACAGCATATCTAGGATTTAAACCAAACGAGGGTGAATACAAGCTTATGGGTCTTGCAGCATACGGAGATCCCTCGATATACTCCGAAAAAATAAAAAAGACAATCTCTTTTAGCAACGGGGATCTGAATGTGGATATGTCATATTTCACATGGGACTATTCAGACAAGATAATGTTCAACGAGAACCTGTGTCATTTATTAGATCTTCCTCCTAGAATGGATGGGGAATCATTAAATGATGAATACAAGCACGTAGCTGCTTCTGTTCAGAAAATATATGAAGAAATATTGTTTGAGATATTAAATCACAGCTACGAGCTTAATATGAGTGAAAATTTGTGTTTAGGCGGGGGATGTGCCTATAACGGAGTAGCAAATGCTGGAATTCAAAAAAATACGCCATATAAAAAAATATGGATACCTCTATCTCCGTCCGATAGCGGATCTGCTATAGGTGCTTGTCTTCACTATATCAACGTGAAGAAGGGACAAAAAAAGAAGGGAGCATTTGAGCCATACCAGGGACCCTCATTTAATATAACCGAAATGAGATCCTCAATAATTAAATATGACGACAGGATTGAATGGGAACATATGGAGACTGGCCCATTGATCAAGAAAACAGCAGAACTCCTGAACACCGGAAATGTCTTTGGGTGGTTTCAGGGAAAGATGGAATTTGGAGCTAGAGCTCTTGGTAATAGATCAATATTGGCATCCCCTATATTCCCAGGAATGCAGGATAGAATAAACCTAGTGATAAAGAAGAGGGAGCTTTTTAGACCCTTTGCACCATCGGTTTCCTTCGATAAAGCCAGCACGTATTTCGAGATAGATTCTCCAGTTCCATATATGAATATGGTGGTTAAAGTGAAACCAGGATGGAATCTACCTGCTATAACGCATGTAGACGGCACTGCAAGGGTACAAACCGTAACATCGTTTGAAAATCCAAGATATCATAGACTATTGAAAGAAATGGAGGAATTATCAGGTTATCCAATACTATTAAATACATCTTTTAATTTTAAGGATCAAACGATTACATTATACCCAGAAGATGCTATTATAAGATTTTTAGATTCAGAAATGGATTATTTAGTTTTAGGTAATTTTTTCATCTCAAAAAAGAATACCAATGATAGGTGTTAATATATTTTCAGCTTCCGAGATAGCAACGAGCGATTACTCAAAAGAGCAGTTACCCAAATGGGAACTTGATATTGTGGATTACAGAAAACTCTGCGACATAGGAAAGTCCGGGGTTGAGATTTTTGATCTAGGGCACTCTAGAATATCTCCAGAATTTCTAATTGCAAAAATATACAGGACAGGAACCAAAGTCACATCAAAACTTAGAACAAGAATGAATAATGGGGATTTGATAGAATTCGAAAGGAGTGAAATAATGTCAAATTTAGAATACGACTCATTACAGGGAATAATACCAAGAACAACAATCAGGATCAATAACGAATCTGTAATTACAGAAAAATATAAGGAAATTCAAAAAGTACATGATTTTGATTCCCTTAGAGAATTCTATTCTAATGATTGGATTTCTTCTAAAAACCTAGAAACATTCCCTCAATAAATAAATATATAAGTTATGATAATTGTAGACGCAACGAAATACGGATCGATCGAACAGGCACTAAAGGTTTATAAAAACAAGGTTAATAAGACTAAAATGATTAACCAACTGAGAGAAAGACAAACTTACACCAAGCCGTCGGTAGTTAGAAGAAAGGAGGTACTTGATGCAATATACAAGCAACAAGTCATTAATTCCTTGGGAGATTAGGTATTTAAACCAACACCCTAAATATATGAGTAACACCACTAAGGAAAAATGTGTTATGTGCGGGCAAGAAACCCAATATAACATATCGGACAACATTAATTTAAGATATGGATACATCGAAGGAATGGGACAGCTTTGCTCTCCGTGCTACCAGGGGTCCTCAAGAAAGTCTTTTTTAGTGGACCACAGAACTGTTTTAGATACTCCCAATGATATGGAGCTAGGAGTTAAGATAAGAAAAGCGTATCATGATTCATTAGATTCCGCCCCACCAATGAAATGGGAATCCATCGGGAGAGTGTAAACAAAATGCCAAGAAAAATATCAGACCAGTCTCTTAGATTTTTAAAAAGGTCAGTCTCCGGATCCTGGGAGATTGATGAAAATAATTCCATCATAATAGAGGGGGACCTGGACTGTGCAAGAGGCCTCTGGCCAGATCAGAAAGAACTCCCCAGATTAAACATTGAAAGGGTCTCTGGAAATTTTGATTGCTCTAACAATGCTTTAACCTCGCTGAGAAATGTGCCAAAGCATGTTGGAGGATCTTTTAGATGCTCGGGAAATAAGCTTACCTCATTAATAGGATCCCCAATAACAGTCGGATTAAATTTCGATTGCATGTACAACCGAATCAAAACCCTAGAGGGATGTCCAGCTAAAATACCCGGAAGCTTTATAGCAGATTTTAATGAATTAGAATCACTCGAGTATGGCCCTGATATAGTTCTTGGTGATTATAGGATTTCCACAAATAAAATAACATCTCTTGTCGGATCCCCAAAAAGCATCAGTGGTTCTTTTCAATGCGAAAATAATATGCTAACCTCACTTGTTGATGGACCTTCAGAAGTTGGAGGATTTTATAATTGCTCCGAAAATAGTCTATCGTCATTAAGCGGATCACCAAGTCACATCAAAGGTAGATTTATATGTTCAAATAATTTATTGGAAACCCTGGAATTTGGTCCTAAGATAGTTGATGGCGATTATCTTTGTCATTCAAATAGGTTAAAGAATTTATTTGGATCCCCCGAAAAAATGGGATCGGCTTTAAATTGCTCATCAAATTTGATAACCTCACTAGAAGGATTGCCCATAATGAATCCCGAGAATTTAGTTATATCATCTAATAAAATATCAGAGAAGACATTAATGATGTTAGCTAAAGATGTAGCTTTCGGAATACCATTTAGTGTGTCACTTGCATTATCATGGGATATGATAGATTACAGGGATCAAGAAAATTTAAGTTGTTTTTTAGATTTTTTGAAAGTGTCTGATTATATTTTTGACAATTTTTCTAATGATCCAGTCGAGACCACAAAGATATACGATAGACTTCCTGTTCATATAAAAAATAGAGTAATCAAGGAAATATCAGAGAGAAAGAAGGATCCAGAGGCATTTGAAAGATCTGTTCAGAATGTTTCGGATCTAATGCAATCTGGCATATTTGATGATATATAAATCAATGAAATATCTAAAGAATTTTAAATCCTTATTTGAAAGTGATGATCCTGGACATTCCGCCAGGGATATCTTTGATATCTGGGAGGTCTACAAGGTACGAGGACCCGGAATAGGCCACACCAGCGAAGAATACTTGAAAAAAATAGATTGGGAGATGGGAGATCATCTAGACACTCCCGACCATCATGTTAAGGTGTATTCAGCAGATGGGTTTCATGAAGACGGCACGGAATTTCAAGCAGAGTATATGGTAATAGATGACAACATTACAGAACTGGATTTGGATAATTTAGAAATTGTTAATTCCGAACGTTTCGAGCAAACGATCTATGATAAAATAGAATCTGATGGACATATTGTTAAACGCGCAAAAAACTTCAACACGTTAGAGACCTCTGCAGAATGGGACGATATTATTGGGATGTTTAAAAAAGCTTCTGATAATGGATCAAGAACAGATGGAAAAATAACCATCGATGATAAAGAATACGAAACGGACCTAATTCTGTCTTGGGGTATTGTTAAATTGAAAGACGATAAAAAGGAATATTGGTGGAACCCTAATACGAAAATATTATACATTAAATCCAAGCAGGGAGAGGAAATTTGGGCAATCTACAATCGTTGATTCTCTATCAAATTACTTATCTCTAACATCTTGGATTCATCCATAACAATTTCCTCGTTATCGTCAAAGGCATCTATCGAAAAATGTCCTGAATAAAAATCCTCGGTTAACATAACGGTGTATGAATTGCCATCATCAGTGGTAACATTATAGGTTAGATCTGTTTGCATTAATAATACTGTTGCCATAGTTCATAAAAAAAGCGACTGGATATCCAATCGCTTTATTTCATTTTAGTAGATTTCCACTACTTTTTAGCTTTTTTAGCTTTAGTTGTTTCAGCCTTCGCCGGTGCCTTTTTAGCAGCTGGTTTTTTTGCTGGTGCTTTTTTGGTAGCTGGTTTTTTAGCAGCCGGTTTTACCTTTTCGATAACAGCTGGTGCTGCTTCTACTGATACAACGGGTTCTTCTGCCTTTACCTCTACAACAGGATCAGCTTTAACTGGCTCAGCCTCTTGGTTTTTTGGTTTTTTGCTAATCTTTGTGTAAGCAAAATAAGCTCCCAAAACTAAAATCGCTAGAAATAATACTTGCATATTTTTGGTTATTTGATTTATATATCACTTAATTCTTTCGTTTTTGCATTTTTAATGGGGTCCTGAATCTTTTCAATACATTTGTGATAGAATGAAAAAACATTTTTATGAAGATAAAACACCCACTTGTTAAGGGAAAGGTTGAAATGATAAAACCGTTCATTTATTGTGTGGAGGTAAAGGATGACTATGATAGAGCAATGCTTTTTTGTAGATACCAAGAATTTTACGAATCTCCTTATAAAAACATCAGGGGTAAGTATTTTAGCTGGGAAACATTTATGAGAACATATACAAAAGAAAGGTTATCCGATTTCTTTACGTATCCTTTTGATTGGTCTGGTTATAATATACCATCTAATGTTTTAGAAAAAGGCATAGATACCTTTTATAAACAGAGCGAGTATGATAAGATAATGAGTGACATTTACTTTTATTGCTCAATAGATTCTCAAAATAAAAACAAAGGGACAAGAACAAAGTGGTATTTAATAGGAGCTGATTCTAAAAAATCACAAACTATGAATCACGAAATAGCACATGGACTTTATTATACCAATAAAGAATATAAAAAAAGAATGGATCGGATAATATCCGATATGAAGAAATCCAATTTTAAATTTATGAAAAAAGCATTAGTTAAAATGGGATATGCTGATGACGATAAAATTATATTTGATGAGATACAGGCATTTATGTCAACTGGTTTATATAAAACACTCGATAATGAAGATACAAGATCCTATCAGGACAGCTTCAAGGAGGTCTATAACGAATTTAATATATAAGGAATGATCCCAAACAAAGAATATCTAGATCAGATAGCAAAAAAATTAGATTCGTTTAATAAGATAAACGGTGTTGATCCAGGAATGCGCAGGGATTTATACAACGATAACTTTGATTTTATGGATCATGCAGGAAAGGCTGCGATTGAATACATGAACAGGAGAAAAGAAGAACCCCAAAATTTTATAGATCCTCTATTCACGGATCACAATAAATACTAATTATGGATTTAAAAAAACTAGATCAAAAAACATTAAAAAAAGGCATAGCTGATAAGGGATGGAACATTCATCTACCAAATCCATTAAAGCCTCAAGAAACCGTTTGGATTCATCAGGATCAAACCGGAATAGACACAAGGCAATACGTTAGAATAATACACTCAGAACCTAATGTTGTCTCAGTTTTTAGTAAAAGATATTTTGAATAAAAATATATAGAGCATGGGATATGAAATTAAGTTAATAGCAGGGGAGATAGGGGCAACTAAGACCTTTATTGAGATTGCAAGCGTGGATCTATCCAAGATAGGAAACGGTCCATTAGCTAAGCTCGTTGCATATTCTAAAGGTAAGGAAACACCAGATTTTAGTGATTGGAAATTTTTAAAGGACGTCAAAGGGTCACATCTAGGAATAGATCCATCCGCCTCTGAGATATTTGACATTGGAATGAATTATAACAACGTTGAGATTTGGGACGGTGATGAAAAAATAGGCGAAGATCTTTATGGAGATCCGCTCCCGGCAATCCCGGTTAAGCAGGTACTCGCTGCACTTCATGAGGAATTAAAATCTGAAAGATATAGAAGATTTGAACTTGCAAAACAGCTTCTCGAAGAACTCTCTACATCCAAATGGGATAACATTTTCGTAGTTCCCTACGGTCACTAGAAATTTTGCAAACGGGGAATATATAGAAAAAAACCCCGATTATGGCAAAGGCAAAAGGAGCATCAAGCAGCCAAAAAATTACTTTTGGTAAAAGAAGAAACGGCAAGGCTAAGAAAACCCACAATAAACACGACCGCAAGGAAAGAAACTACAGAGGTCAAGGCAGATAGTCTCATTTTAGTTTTACGTAAAATAGTATTACCTTTATATTCAAAAATAAAGGTATGAATAAAACGTTGACTATAGTTAGGGGTTTACCCGGATCTGGTAAATCTACATTTGCAAATTTTATCTGGAATGATTACGCTATTTGTGAGGCTGATAAGTTCTTCTATGATAGCGAGGGACATTATCTTTTTGATCCATCTAAGCTAAAGGAAGCTCACAAGTGGTGCCAGGAAGAAGTTGAGAAAAGAATGCAGGAGAATCAAAACAATCCCCAATATTATCCAGAAATAGTTGTTTCTAATACATTCACACAGGAATGGGAAATGCAAGCATATTTCGATCTAGCAAAGAAGTACGATTACAAAGTATTTTCGATAATAGTTGAGAATAGGCACGGAAACACTAATATACACGGGGTACCTGACGATACACTCAAAAAAATGAGGGACCGATTTCACATATCATTATAAATTAATATTTAATATTTTTATCAGGGGGGATTTTTGTCTTTCAGTCGGATATATAAACTGAAAAAATCCTCATTCCGTGAAAAAAGATACGACCTTTTTACACGAAGATAGTTACAGTCTTTCAGGACAGGGAAACACGAAGCCCTATCAGAAAGACTTTATATTTGTCCCTCTCCTGGGATAGTGTGGATTTTTTCCAATTTAATTGGAAAAAATGACAAAGACACTTAAAATCCTATTTATAGCAATTTTTGCTATGGCATTTTCCTTTCAATCTTTCGGACAAGGAAAATCTGTTCTCATAGGGGAAATCACTAACAAAATTCAAATTGGAAATCTAGCAGGATCTAGGCCATTAACTTTTGGCTTTAGAAATCTATTGGAGGAATACCTTCAAGAAAACGATTTTGACATCGTAGAAGACGAGACTAAATTTGATTACAAGGTCAACATAGATCTTCTTTTCTTTGATGTTGAGACCACAAAGTCTAGCGTTGCAATATTCCACAAAAACAATGCAGAGACAGTACTAAAAATAAAGGCATATCTTTTAGATAATAAGGGGAAGAAAATAAAAGAATGTTTAATAACAGAAAAAGCTTCCGAGATTTCAACATCAACTTTAATAGTTGACGAGGGCGGAAAAATGAATCAACAATCGGTTTCTACAGTTATTAAAAAGGTGTGCGGAACAGCAATAAAACAATTATTAACACAATGAAAAAACTAATTTTATTATCAGTATTTTTTCTCCTGTTTGGATTCTCAGGATTTGCACAATTGACGATTAGTCAATCCCTAACACCTACCTCGGGTTTAAAGGTTGGTGACACGATTACAGTTAGATATAATTTAACGAAAGGAACAGTGATTAAGAATCCTCGTTATCTTTGGTTTAGATATCAGTTTAACAACAAAGCTCTGACTTATGTTTCAACTGCTTTCAATCAAGGATCATCTTCTCAAACATTCTATACAGGTTGGAGCAATTATAAGTTTACGCCAAACGGCGGAGCAAGTGACAATGATCTGGATGTCCAGTATGGTTTAACCCCTTGGAACTACGCAGTTAATTCTGATTGGAATGTTGGTCAATTAGCGGTTCAAAGAGCAGACCAATCTATTAATGGGTTAATCGCAACACAAAAGTACATTTTGAAGGATCAAAATACCTACAACAATATCTTTAAAATAGATTTAGCATCAGGTACGGATACAACAGGTGCAAATGTTGGAACTATTTACGGCGGGGGTTGGTCTTCTATATCCGGTGTAACTGGTAACACTTCACAATTCAAGGTGAAAGTACTATTCCCTCAGGGATATGCAATCTCTGACCATAATGTTCAATTAATGAAATTAAAATCAGACGGTAGCGGAGATATCGATTGGTCACAACAGCCTATTGCTCAATTACCTCTAGATGCTACTGGAGAGGCTCTTTTCACAACGCAGGTTAAAGTTGGTGATAGCGTTGGTGTGTTTGTATCACCAGCATCCCAAAAATCTTGGATGAATAATGTGATCACGGTTTCTGATGCTTATAAGGCATTTTTAGGACACACACAAACTGATATCGGCGGAACTGCAAACTTTTTCACTTATCCAGTTTTGGAGAAAAAGGTAGGAAATGTTACTAAAAACGATGCAACGTTTAACGAAGCGGATTCTTATAATTTATTCGCTTATGTAATGGGACAAGACGTGTCAGCAAACGCATTCATTCCTACAAGCACTGTGACATCTTGGAGATGGTATAGCGGTTTATTAAATCAAAGTTGGTTAGACGGAGTTATTAAGAATAGGGTATTAATTGATACACCTATCAAAGAGGTTTATGCTGTATATGCTTGGGGAGGTGATTTAAACTGGTCTCACTCATCAGATCCTGCAGTGATTGCAAGTAGAATATCAGCTGGACAGTATACGAATTCTGTAAATTCAATTCAGACAAACTCTGTTAAATCAATGAGTAGTGTTTCCATGGCTTACAGAACAGAAGCAGTTGAAACTGCTAAGCTAAGCGTAACATCAACTTTAGAAAATGGCAAGGTTATTTTAACAACAACTTTAACTAAAGCAGAACTAGCAGGTTTACAAGTTGTTATGAACTATGACGAAAGCAAATTAACATTGGATAACGTGGTGTTCGATGCAGGTTCTACTATAACGAACTTCTCAACCCACGATGGTGGTAGATTAACATTTGGTTCTATAGATCAATTAAAAACAGCAAGAATTAAAACTGGTACACCTTATAAATTAATCTTCACACCAAAGGTAGCATTATCAAACACTGCGGGATTATTCTACTTTGTACTATCAGACGCAGTTGACGGCAAAGGAAATAAAATCGACCTAATAGTTGAATAATATGAGATTTTTATTATTTATATTATTTTCTCTAATATCATTTTTAGGGTTCGGACAGAGTGTATCTGCTCCGGACTCTAAATCGTTTATACCATCCACAACCGGCCAAGATGGGAGTGGATTCCAATTAAGTGGATTTAGTGCAACATCTACTTTATTAGCATCAATCAGTTTAATCAATCCATCAACAAATACTACATTTTACCTTAACGATACACGAGGATTAATTGCCGCAAGTGGATTTACTTTAACGGGTAATAAAACTCGTTTAGTGGTATTGGGAACAATGTCAGATATTAATACTGCATTGGTATCTTTAAAAGTTAATACAGGTTCTGTAGTTGGTAATGTTCAATTATCGGTAGCGGCAACTGTAAACCCTGTTGGATTCTTTTACAATGGAGTTAATGGACATTTTTACAAACCCATAACCGCAACCAATGAAAGAACTTCATACACACTTGCAAGAAGTAGGTCATTGCTAACTACATTCAAAGGACAGACAGGCTATTTGGTAACAATAACATCGGCTTCCGAAGATGCATTTATATTCGCAAATGTTCCTGCAACTAATGTATGGTTTGCTGCAACAGATGAAATAAAAGATGGAACTTGGGTAATTGATGCTGGTCCTGAAAAAGGTACTGTGATGAAAACCTCAAATGGACAAACTAATGGAAACATTCCTGGCGTATATAACAACTGGGCACAAGGTGAACCAAATGGTAGTAATGGTAGTGAGAACTATGCAGTGGCAAAGTGGAATGGTGCTGCAAATTGGAACGATTTATCAAACAATTGGAGTAATCCTTATGTAATTGAATACGGAACTTGGACTAACCCTGATGATGCAACATTTACTGAATTCTATACTAATAGTGTAACTCACTCAAATGGGGAAGTATTGAGAGCAGCATTCAATGTTGATTTCGGAACTAATGTAGATGAAACAAAATTTTCAGCAAAAGCAAATACGTATGTAAATAATTTATGGGGTACAACAACTAACACATCAAGATCAATTAGTGGATTAGGTAAAGTAGATGTTACAAATGATTTGGATACTGTAAAGATTCAAAACGGAGGATACGTGGGTTCAATAGTAGGAGGGCAGGTAGAATGGTCTTATGTTAATTTTTATAACGGAGCAACCACACTTTACATTGACATGAGAAAGTTTGGTGCGATCGGTGCAAATTCTGTATCACACATTACACTCTTAGATGTATACAGTGGACCTGTTACCTTTTTAGGAAATGATGCAACCTGGGCAAGATATACGATACCCTCGACCCTTCCGAAAGTAACAAACGGAACGTCAACAAATTCACAATATATTCGCAACGCTGGATACGGAGATTATGCATTTATGTGTGAGATTTCATTTGAACTTAATCGTGAATATAAACAACACGGAATAGAATTATCGTATACTAATCAAACAGATTTGAACACCCTGTATAATAGTATCGTTACTGTATCTGATGTGTTTATAGCATTTAAAGAATTATCAAATGGCGGGATATTTGGGGATCAAAGCGGATTGGAATTTACCAACGGTATTCAATTTATGAACGCAGATGTGGACGGTAATGGATTATTCAATGAATCCGACACGTATAAATTATTACAGCACCTAACTGGAGTTCAGCCATTAACACAAAATCCATTATTAACATTCTTGATGAAGCTTTATAGCAAATCTGATTATGATGCAATTACAAAATCAAATTGGAACACAAGATTTAATTCTACGAGAAGTCTATTTCCATTTAGTTTAAATACGGGTACCCTTAATAACACATACAATGTGAACGTAACCTGGATAGGTGACGTAAACCTTTCTCATTCGGCACAACAAACTGCAAGCGGTGTTGCAACCAATTCATATAGAAGCATGAGCCTAATGACTAATACAACCACTAATGAAATAAATGCATCAATCATGGGTGAAAATGTTGGAGGTAAGGTTATAGTAACGATATCAGTAGACCCATTACAGCAAGAATTAGTAGGAACCCAATTCCAGTTGAATTATGATAATACCTCGTTGGAATTTCAAAAAGTAGATTTTATAACAAAAGGTAATCCAACAAATTTTGGAACAGATAAAGGATCTTATATCACATTGGGATCATTAATCACTGATGGATCAACAATATTAGACAAAACAACAGAATATAAAATAACATTCGTACCAAAAATTGGATTAACTGGAACATTAGGGTTAACTTCTGTTTCAGCAACAGATGCTGTTAATAAAGCAGGAACTCAATTAAAAGTAAAATTAAACTAATGAAAAGGATAACAATCATATTAATCTTACTTTTCATAGGGGTTTATTCTAAAGCACAAATTGTAAAACCTGATACGTTACAGCTTTCACCTAAAGAATTGTTTGGTGAGAGTGATGATTGGAATGATATAGGTATATTACAATCCTATATTGATTTTTCAAAAGACGTTCTTTCATCCTCAAATCTATCTGTTGGTATAATCGGAAAACAGGTGTCAAGTACTTTAAATCTGGGATACAGTAAATGGTCTAATAATGGAGTATGGGGACACTCATTTTCCACATCAATAAATCCGATATGGAATTATTATGGTGTTGGTTATGGATTTAGTAGAAATACTGATAAGAGAACAACAACATTACAAACATTCTATTCAACTGATTTTGATTTTCAAAAAGATATCAGTATTTCATTTATAGATGTTTTCAGGACAAAAAAGTTTGGGACATTTGGGTATAGCTTAATTGCATCAAAAACATTTTGGGGAACATATGAAGGAGCATGGGAAGGAAAATACACAGTTGATGCGAATGGTAATTTTTTGGATTTGATTTACCCACAAATGCCGGCATCATCCGAAATGATTTATAAAGGAATGTTAATGTACACATATACAATCAAAACAAAGAGAGTTAATATATCCCCACAAATATTTGCTATGAGCGACATCTATAAAGATTTTAAGGATGGTACCTCTTCGGATTTAGCATATCTTGATGATTTCAATTTGGATTTATATTATGGTACATCATTCGATTGGAAAATAACTAAAAGATTTGTTTTAAACACTAATATTAGATTCAACAAAACGTGGGATAAATTAAGCGAGTCTGTTGGATATAAAAAAAGTAATCCAATAATGTTTATGATAGGAACAAACTTTCAATTTTAAAAGATGAAAAAAATATTAATTATATCATTTTTATTCTTAACAATATCATCTTGTACTAGTTACAAGATTAGGGTAATACAGTATGATGGAACTGGATATTCGTTGTATTTGCCAATGAAAAAACACGGATTGGATAAATGGTACGATGATAACATTGTGTACTATTCTGAAGAGATGGCAAGGTTTAAAATTAAAAAATGGAAGAGTGAGGAATATCATTCGGATCCGTGGAAAAAACCAAAATACATTAAAATAAATTAATGAAAAAGATATTATTCATATTTCTGATTTTACTGTATGGATGTACTAAACCGGAGTTACCAACACCGGCACCGCCAGTCGAAAAAATATTTGATGTTGGGGAGAGTAGTGTTACCAATGGACAATCTTTGTATTTTGATTTACCATCACCTGGAGTTTATATTTTATCCTTAATTGATAAAGAGACAAACCAAGTAATAAGCAGAGAAAAATTCGTGGGTCAGATTGGGGAGAATTCAAGAAAGATCTATACCAATTCTATAAAATCACAAACGCTATATCTATTGTTGTCAGATTCTTCTAAAAACGAGATGAAAAGAACAACTATATTAATAAGAAAATAAAATAAAAAGAAATGAAAAAATCACTAATCTTCTCAATCTGCGTTATTCTATTTGCAGGATGTACAAAAGACGACATGCTAATTCCTATGCAGGAACAAATTAAACCAGAGCTTGCTATTCAAAACAGCGTGGGTATTAAATTAGAAACCCCATTTGTTTCCAAGGAAGTTTCAATGAACGTAAAATTGGAAAAGGAAGGTACTGTAGTTATTAAAATAACTGACATATCAAATAGAGTTGTATCTAAGGAACAGGTTAATGTAAAGGCTGGAGATAATCTATTGAAAGTTTATACCTCTGCTTTACCATCTTCTTCATATAGAATTGGTATCTACGACTCTAGTAACAATCTTCTAGGAATAACAGACTTTAATAAGATAAACTAAAAGATTATCTTAAAATATTTGAGGCGGAGAAAAATTGAATGAAGAAATTATTATTGTTCCTTTTATTGGTAGTAGCATCCTTTGCTGCTAGTGCACAGACCTTCACCCAGACCTATGTGGATAAATGTACTGGGGAGCTCAAAGTTGTGGTGTCTGCTCCTATGCCCAATGGTGGAGTAATGATTTCTTTTTATAATCAAATGAAGATATTCACGAATGCGCAGGTCAATGACGGAACGGTTCAAAAATGGCTGAATCAAGTTTATACTGATTATAATACAAGACCTTGTCCAGTAAGTACTGTTGCTGTACAAACAGTTCAACAAACTGTTGCACAAGCGGCATCAGCTGCTGCATCTGCTGCAGCTTCTTCCGCAGCAAGTAATGCAGCTTCATCTGCAGCTAGTTCTTCGGCATCAGCTGCTGCTTCATCGTCTGCAAGTAGCGCTGCAAGTTCTTCTGCATCATCTTCTGCTAGTGCTTCTGCTGGTTCATCCGCGGGTGCTTCTGCTGGTTCATCAGGAGGTCCTTCTTCTCAAAGCTCAGGCGGATCTTCAGGTTCATCTAGCTCTAACGGGGAAAGTAAAAGTAGTGGATCATCATCAGGAGAATCAAAATCTGAAAGTAAAGCTGAATCAAAATCTGAAAGTAAATCAGAATCAAAATCCGAAAGTAAAAGTGAGGAGAAGAAAGAGGAAAGCAAATCTGAGAGTAAAAAAGAGGAGAAGAAAGAGGAGAATAAAAAAGAAGAAGAGAAGAAAAAAGAGGAGGAGAAAAAGAAAGAAGAGGAAAAGAAGAAGAAAGAAGAGGAAAAGAAGAAGAAACAATCCGTTAGTAATCCCACACTAGTTGCTTCCGATCTTGCAGTAACACAAGGAAATGACGGTAGATATTCTGCTATGATATCAACAGGTATAAGCAAATCTTCCATGACGGGAACGGAAAGTTGGGGATTAACATCCATGATATGGACAACATTTGATCAATTTGCTTTGAATGGCGGATACACTAAAATGAATTTCGAAAAAGGCAAATTAAAGAACATAGATTCATATTCTATGACATTAGCATACCTTCAGGGAAATATCATGATTATGCAGGGTTATACGCACATTAAACCGGATCCTAAGATAGGTACTTATGGATTTAACGTAGGAGTTGTTAGCTTATTATTAAAGGATGGAAATAAGTATACCTATTCTGCTTCTTTTTCGTCCATCGGATTTTGGACAAAGATTTATCAGGTAAATAAAAAAACATCAATAGCTCCTCAGGTTTTCGTAACAAGCTCCCCGATATCATGGAATCCAAACACCAATCAAACCTTGGTAAACAGACATTACGGATATATGACAGGGTTTTCGTATGACTACAAATTAACTGGAAGATTCGGGCTTAATCTAAATTATAGATTTTCTGGATCAACCCAAGCGGGAACACCGATATTGCATAATTTTATGATAGGATCGAGGATTATGCTGTAGAAAAAAGATATATAAAGTTGAAAAAATCCTCATTCCGTTAGCAAGAAATCTACATTTCTTCGTACGTCTTTTCAAAACTAGCTGGCTTATTGCCGGAAACCTGTATGAAAGGCGGGTCTCAACTTTGAGTATTTTTTCTAGGTATTAAAAAAAACCGAATATAAAATAAACAAAATGAGCGAAGAAACAGAAAACGACGGAACCTGGTCAGGTTTAAAAAAGACAATCGTAGGAGTACTTGGTACAGTAGTAACTGCAGGTGGAGTATTTTTAACTACACTATTAGGAGGCGGAGATAAAGACGAAGCCCCAGCACCAGCAGCCCCAGTAATTAACATCACAAACTCAAATCAACAGCAACAAGCAGCAGGAAAAACCGTGATTATTCAGGGTGGCAACAATGGCGGAACAGGCAAACCAGCAGCTCCAGCTCCAGCACCTAAGAAGAAAGAAGGTGATGAGTTTAAAGAGGAAGCACCAAAATGGTAAATATGGAACAAGGGCTAAGTTTCATAGCAGTAGTTGCAGTATGTTCAATAGCTATGTTTGTATTTAATTCACCAATAATGTTTTTAACATCTTTTATAATTGGATGTAGCTACTTGGTATTAAGAGGGAGAAAAAAGGGGTGGAGATTACCCAAAGATATAAAAAATACACATTAATAGAATAAATTAAAATGGCAGAAAAAAATCAACAACCAAGTGGATTTAAAGACCTATTAAACTCGATGATGACCCGCAGATGGTACATCACCGCATTAGTGTTAGGCGGATTTATGCTAATACTAGCAGGAATGTTTGCAGCTATAGGAATAGGAACCAAAATGGCAGGAGAATGGAAAGAGCTTCTTCTTTTATTATTAGGGGCTTTTATTGGCTCTTATGGTAAGATTATAGACTACTGGTTCTCAGATACCGACAAAGACAAGATGCTAGTTCAGAAGATGGACGAAGAAGATGGAACTACTTTATCTCATACTAATGACATGAAGGAAACTAACAAGCCATACGCACCAACTATCCCTGATGCATTTGTTGCAGGAGCACAAGCTGCTAGAGAATTAGCAGTGGTTGAAAATCAGCAAAATTTTGAATTGGCTAAGGATCAACAAGAGCACGAGCAGGAAATGGAAAAGCTTGAATATGAATCTCATAGACAATGCGAGCATGAATGGGGTGATTCCGATAATGATGGAGAACTTGAATGTCAAAAATGCGGATTGTTAAAAGACAATTTCGAGGGTTAATCCCAAACAATATAAAATAATAACATGACTTTTAAAGAATGGATCATAGATCTTTTTAAAGACGAAAGAGGAGCAATTTCAGTAAAACCTGTGATTGCATTTGTTGGATCATTATTCCTTTGCGGAACGATGTTAGCTAACTCTTTCAGTGAAGAGCATTTTAAACCAGCAGCAGAATTGGTGAATGCAGTAATGGTAATAACAGCAATCGGTATGGGCGCTGATACATTAGATAAATTCACTAAGAAAGCACCTGCGGACAAGCAAGAAGAAGCTTAAAGTTGAGGAACGGGTTAATCCCCGTTCCCTTCAAATACAAATAAAACACGACTAAACCCCCATGAAAAATCAATTAACAAAAGCAAGTGAATTTCTATTTCACGTATACCTAAGACTTTGTCTGTGCTGGGTATTTTTTGCACTAGGAATACAGGTATTCTTTGTGTATTTACAAGTTAGCGATCAACAAGAAAGAATGCGTCAATATTCAAACGAATTCGAATGGAAATTTGACGGAAGATTTAAAAACAATCCAGAAAACATTATGTACGAAGGACCGACATCTGAAAAATAATTAGGAAAGAATGAAAAAGCAAATATACAACATCTCAATACTGGTCATCGTTTTTATGATTGGTTTTGTTCTGACTACAAAAGCTCAGACTATAGGTAAAACGAAAACTGAAGATTTTAAAGCGGACTTCGAAAAGAAGAAGGATATTTCAGCATATCTTGATTACGAGGGTCCAAAGAAAAATATTCAATTGTTAAAGTGCGGAATCAATGATGAAACGTACGAGGCATATCCAGAATTAAAAGAAAAAAGAGTAGGACTTGGTGTTACTAACATCGTATTAGAATATCTTGATAACCTAAATAGATTCGAATTCACTGAGGATAAAACCGAGATTAAAAACAGAATGGTGAAGCAATTCCAAGCATCACAATCTGGAATTTCTGAAAACAAATTAGACGGTAGAGGAAAGATAAAGCTAGCACACTATTTTGTTGAAATTGAAGTCTATGATTATTCAGTATCTGAAGACGAGTCAATTAGTCTAAAGGATGGCATCAAAGATAATCTTGTAACAAGATTGGGTCTTCAGGTTAGATTTACTAATGCAGAGACTGGAGCAATAATAGCAGCATCTGGATTAGGTGAGGCTAAAACAACTAGGGAATTAACTCTTGTTGCTGATGCTTCTGTTGACCCTATTAAATTCAATCAATCTACAATTAGTATTTCAACCAAAAAAGCATTGGATATAGCATGTGCAAACATTCTAGATAAGATGATTAGAAAGGGAGTATTCCCTCAATAAATTTAGGTATAGCTTAAAACACTATGCTTTAGTTACACGACCTAAAGTATAAAATGAACTTAAAACACGACAATTCCTCACTTAACACCATAGTAGTGGTGTTCTTTCTAGCAATCTCACAACTATTCTACAGCTGTAAGAATAACAGTTCCCCTAGGAAAGTATCCGATAAAGATAAAGCATCAATAAGTAAAGGATTGTCAGATACAACATTTATTCACGACACCGTGTATGTGGATAATTTAATTCCGTTCGAAGTTTTAAGGGACACCATAATTTATAGAGATGTCCCGGCTATCGTTGACACTGCTGCGATATTGGGAATGTATAATGTTAAAAAAGTTAAAATCGATACACTCAAGCTTGATTATGGCTATATCACAGTGGTTGATACTGTTTCTGGAGGTAATATCCTATCTAGAAAATATTTCTCTAAGATTAAGGTACCTGTTAAAGAGAGGATCGAAAAGATAAAAGAAGAACCTAGGGGTAATCTGTATTTAGGCCTGAATGGGGGTTTAGATAAACCTAACTATGTTTACTCCCTGGGGACTTCTTTTCTCTATAAAACACCTAAGGATAAAATTTACGAACTTGGTATAGGGGTTTGGAATATGACATCTAATGGAATAGATGGCCAATTCATTCCGTATGTAAAAGGAGGGGTTTACTGGAAGGTTAACCTCAAAGGGAAGAAATAATTTGCCATATTTAAATCGAATTATTTCCTGCATAATGATCTATAATCACTAAAAAATGTATGGAAATTAAATCAAGTCCCCTTAATTGCACATTAGTTTTTGATTTTTCCGTGAACGATAAGAGCTTTAATGTTTCTCTTTATCAGGATCTAATCACCAACGACAAATCCGTAATAGTCTTAAATCCTGATGGAACAGATGTTGATGATGTTGCATTATGCGATCTTATTGCTAAATATGCTATAGATAAATATAGTATCACTTATGATCCGGGTACTGAGGATAACGAGGATTAATCAATTTAAAAATAGGTTATGATTTTAGAACAAGAAGATTTCTTATCGGAGCAGGATTGCGATAAATTAATAGAATTAGCTCGACCCCAACTTTTCAAAACAACAACTTTGGGAAAACCTGTCGATGGATACAGAGTAGCAGAGGGAGCATGGCTTATGTCGACAGAAGAAACTGTGTGCAAATTTAGATGCTTAGTATCAGATCTTGTTGGAATTCCAGAGGAGAACATGGAGGGAACACACATAGTTAAATATGAAATAGGAGGAGAGTATAAGGTTCATCACGATTTTTTCCATCCCAATGAAGGATATTATGATAGGGAAGTAACACAGAGAGGTGGACAGAGAACTAAAACCGCTCTGGTTTATCTTAATGACGATTTCAAGGGCGGGTCCACTGAATTTCCACAAAAAGAAAGAATTATCACACCAAGGAAAGGAAAATTAGTAGTCTGGTCAAATCTTAACGAAGATGGAACTTTAGATTTTACAAGTCTTCATGCGGGACTTCCTGTCGAAGAAGGAACAAAATATATTGCAGTAATCTGGATCAGGGAAAATAAATTCAGATAAACATTTTTTTACTGACTGTACTATTTTTACATTTGTAGAAAATCATTATACCTTGGGGCACGACATAACAGCAACATCGAAAAAATCTGGAGAAAGACTTTCATATATTAGTATAAGTGCATTCAACCAGTGTAAATCCTGGATCTTATATGAATCCCTAAATTGTAATGAATTCAATTCCGGGGTTTCCGGTAATGGAGGATCTAAGATTATTCAAGAGAATGATATAAAAATCTCACTATCGAAGTTTAAATATTTGGCAACTGAGCCTATCCAAGAAATGGAATCTGCCGTTGTTTCTTCCAAGCCATGTAAATCAGCATCTGGGGTTTTAAAAAAAGTTCTGAGTGCCCTTGGATCTAAACCCGATCGGGGAGATATTAAAACTAACCTCGACACAGAATCTTTGAAGGACGTCGAGAGATTCCTAACAGAAATACAGGATTCCGGGGAAATAGTCATAGATTTCCTCTAAACCCTCATTTTTACCCCATTTTTGAAACCTTTTTGTTTGCCTGTACTATAATATGTATATTTTAACAAACTAAATTTAAAAAAATGGCAAACACAAAAAAGGCGGTAAAACGCAAAAACATGGTCCCAGTGGTACAAATGACTCCGGGTGGAAGAAAGTTAAAGAAGTATTCTTCTATTCGTGAGGCAGCAACATCAACAGGCACAGACGCAAGTAATATCTCAAAAGTTACTAGAGGCGTTTATAAAACTGCTGGTGGATTCCGTTGGCAAACCTCAAAGTAGTTTAAAACTAAATACGGGACTTCATCATTTTTTTTGGAGTCCCGTATTGTTTATCCCTATCCCAGATGATATACGATTTTCATGGAAATTTTTCTGAGATCTATCCGATACCAAAGGATTCTTTAAAAAGACCAGACAGGGAAAGATGGGGGTATTATTGGGATTTTGAAGATTATATAATAGAGCATGAGCCCGGCAGGGGATTATCAATACAGGGAATTCTTTTGACCGATCCTGATGATTTTAAACTGTTCTCTGGTTTATTTCAAAGAGCATTTAGGATGTCAACGATAAATGCAAAGCTGAAAAATTTTCACATTGTAAATTTCACGGATTTTGATGATTCTCCAGAATTTGAATCATCCTATATAAGCAACTCCGTATCTGGTCTGAGCTCTGAGATAGATGAAAAGATAGAAAGAATGGGAAATCTCTTTGAAGAGATCAGGAATTCAATTAAAAGAAGGGATGGGGTTTGGATATCCCTTTGTCCATATTGGACTGATTTAATCCACGAGGAGACCCAAAGATTCTGGGGGGACGACATAAAGGTTTTTAGACTTCCAGTAGAGTATTCCCCTATGAATTTCAAAGAGCTTTGGGAAGAGCTTGATGTTATGGGAGGTCTTAGATTTGAAAAAGATATGATGTGGGAGGATTTCTCATTCATGTACCCACAATTTGTCAAATACTTAGATCCGGAGATTAGACAGAGGATAGACACAGATTTTCTGGGAACAAGCTCAGAATACGGACTCCTGTAGAAGAAAGGATAGATACAGCAAGATGGAAAGGATATAGCATTAATTAAACAGCCATTTAACAATTAGTTAGGTGATTTTTAATAAATCTTCTATCCCAAAATTCCATCCTCCCCAATTTATCGGCACATAAAACGGCAATCCAGAGAAATCCAGATTGCTACAAATGATGACCTTGGGGATCATATAAAACAATAGATGGAAGAGAAAGAATTGAGTGGGAAGGTAGTAACTACCACAGAAACAGACGAAAGTGTGGAATCAACACACGAAACTACCTCGAGCAAAGGTAAAATGACAGACTTAGATGTTGCTAAGAAAATGATCAATTTAAAACAAAGCGCAGATGCTAGAAACATTAAATTTGATTTATCCTTCACAACATTAAAGAAACTGATGGAGCAGAAAAAATGCTTCTATACAGGAAGGGTTTTAGATCCAAGAGGGGATTATGCATTAAGCATAGACAGAATCGATAACAAATTAGGATATGTGGAAGGTAACGTCGTTTCCTGTACTGTTGAAATAAACAGAAAGAAAACCGACATTACATTGGATGAAATTGAAATGATCTATAAGGCTATAAAAAAAGCCAAAAAAGGAATTTTTGAATCTGATGAAAACGGAGATAACTAGGGAGAACGTTGAAAAATCGTTTTTAAGTATGCTCGGATTAGAGTCCGGAGAGATTCTTTTTGAATCTCTCTGGAATCATTTTGTTGACCGGGGAGATTTTATTAATGTTGTTCTTTTAGACGGAAGTCCTCTTTATAATAGCGAGGGATATCATTTAAAGCCAGTCTATTTGGATCCTGAAACCAGCGATAGCACGTATGATATATTTTATACGCCTTCGGAAATACCTGAGAAATTCAGGGGCAAGATTGGTAATTACTACTATATCACAGGGAAAATAAGATTTATGGACGATGGTGGTCCCGCTTCAGATCTTATAGTATACGCAAGGAGAAAGAATAAAAACGGGGAATGGAAAAAATCCCACAATCAATTAATAGTCTATAAAATAAGACAAAAAGAAGAATAGAAATCTAAAGAAAAAGAATATGAATATTTCAGACATTAATTTAAAAAATGCCAGGATTATTCTAGATTGGTGCTACCAAAATCTGGGTAGATCAAAGTACAGACCATATTCCAAATTAAAGATTTCAATGTCAAGAAGCATAAATTGTAAGGGAATGTACGAGGAGGAAGGCGATTCAAGTACCATATACATTAATCCCAAAAGACACAGGAGCTTTAATGAATTCATAGACACCATGATTCACGAGTATATCCATTTCTTGCAAAGCCTAAGATACTACGATCAAATCATGGAGATAACTGGATACGACAAGCATCCGATGGAGCATTCCTCAAATCTGGTAGCGGACATTCTTAAGCACAGATGCAGAAAAGAGCTTTTCAGCCGCTAATTTTTTTATACCGGGATATTCCCCTATATTTACATTCTAAATGGAAATATTTTATGGATTCAAAAGGTAAACAATGGTCTTCTGAGGAGATCGATTTTCTGAAGAAAAATTACGAAGCGATGAAATTTAAGGATCTTTCAGAAAGCCTCGAAAGAAGCATAGAAAGCATCAGATCTAAGTTAAAAAGAATGGGCCTTTCAAAGGAGGCAAAAACACCTGGACCTAAGAATACTATTATAGTTAAGGGTCTGATAGGAAAGGCTGCTAAACCAGATCCCAAGAATGGAAGAATCCCGAGAAGTAGAAAACAGTTTGAAACACTAACTAACGATAAGAAAATGATTCCAGTTTATATAGATTCAAAAACCACGATCTATATAAAAGAAGGGGAGGATCCACAGGCTGCTAGGGAGAAGTACTTTGCTAGAATGGCAGAAAGAACAGCTCCAATAGTGCATTTTTAATTATGAGTATCCTACCTTATCTTTGCATTAACATATGAAGGTATACCACATTTCGCCTAAAAGATTAAGAAAAAACATTTTACAAGAGGGATTAAAACCAACACTGGGACCTAGATCTAAAAGATTGGGAGAAAAAGAAGCTAAGCTTTTTTTCACCAAAGAATTAAATCACTCTGTGGAATTGAGCAACAATAAAAGATTCAACAGACATCCGGATTTTTCTAACGGAATTGATATTTGGGAGATTAAGCTATCTGACAAAGTTAAAATAGAAAATGATATGAAATTTAATGATGGATTCTACACTAGAGAAATAGTAGGTGTTCTTGATATAGAACTTGTGAAATCTTTCGAATGGATGGACAAACAAAACTAGAATTATGAAAAATTGGATAAAACATAAAAACAAAACGATAAATCTCAATAATGTTTTCTCGTACAGTAGTGGTTTATTCGAGAGATTAACAGATTTTCAGAGCAATAAATCCGAGACTGTTTATTACATACAATTCGATTCAACTGGGAAAGAAAGTCAGCGATTCGAATTTGAATCTGCACAAGAAAGGGATGAATTCCTTACCCTCCTAGAAGATAAAATCAATGAAACTTCGGGTGATTCTGTGATATAATAAGCATATAACATGCTGTATTGAAAAGGTCAGAGCACTACGAGGATTATCCTAAACCGGTTTCAGAATTGACAGAAAAGCTATTAGATGGCTTAGAAGAAGAGAATTTTTTCGAAACTGAACACGCAGATTACAACATCACTTTTAGAAGATTCGCAGATTCCGCTTTAAAGAAGTGGATCAAGGGCGATGATATGGATGATTTTACAGAGGAGGAATTTTCTCAAATCCTCCGATTCTCCATGGTAGAAACAGATCTATTAAGAATGAGTGAAAGGGGATTGCTTGACTCTATAGAAGATTCCAATGGCGAAGCTATGTATTTCTTAACCGACAAGGGTAAGAAAGAGATAGAAACACTAGTGGAAAAGGAAAAATCCAAATAAATTAATCTGGGCATTTACTGAAATAAAATTCATTTCTCCTACTAATATAGAGAAAGGTAAAGAATGAATAATTTATCATGGTCTTCCGAAGATTCTGCTTCAAAAAAAGCTCAGACAAAGAAGGAGGAAGTAAAGAAAAAGAGGATAGATTACAAGAAGGAAATAGAGGATCTAGAAAAGATCCATAAGAGAATTCTAGATAAGTACGAACTTCATGCACACAACAAGGTGTCCAATGCTATGATTGATATAAAAGGAGCCATTGAGAATCTGAAAAAATTTGAGCAATAGCATGAACCTTCCCGATAAGATAACTCAGAGTGACATCAAGGCAGCCTCCCTGAAATTCGTAAAAGAGAGGTTTGGTTTTGTGAACTTGAGATCTGCAGAATCTTATGATATAAATCTTAAATCACATAGGGTATCATACGAGGTTGGTATGATACAAACCCTGGAAAAAATGGGATACAGAAAGAAGGGGAATTCTTACCTGTACGGAGGAGAGTAAAATCCCTCCACAATATAACGTATTTTAAATGAGCGAATCGAAGTTCAGAGTTCTTTCAAAAGAAAAATTACTTTCCTACAAAGAAAGCCATTATCTAACTGTCGGAAGACTTTTAGAATTTATTAAGGAAAATAACATTCCTGAGGATGCATTAGTTGTATCCCAAAGGGTGGAAGATATCTACTACGAAACTCACAATTGGGGCGTATATGTCAAAGAAGGATATCATTCACATTGGATGAAAGATATGAATCGAAAAATAGACGAAGGTGTATTTGATGACAAGGAAGAATTTCCTATGATCACAGAGGAGATGAAAAGGAAATTTACAGAAGATGAAATAGCTGAAGCACACGAGCAATATCATCCGGTTTGGTGTCCTGTATTATACAAGGACGACAAAGACGATATACTTTTTTTAGATCTACATTATTAGCATATGTCAAAAAGAAAAGTCTGTATAATCATTCCATCCAGAATGAATAGTTCTAGATTTCCCAATAAACCACTGGTTGATATTGATGGCAAATCCATGATAAGGAGAGTATACGAAAAATGCTCTGCATCCATAGCAGATTCAGTGGCGGTTGCAACCGAGGATAAATCCATATACAATCACGTAACCGAATTTGGAAACTGTCACTTAACCGATAAATTTGATAACGGAACATTAAGGGTTTGTCAGGTTGCTCAGATGCTGGAAGACTTCGATTATATTATCAACGTTCAGGGTGACGAGCCTTTCTTAGATTTGTCCTTTCTGAATAGATTTATTTCAGATTTATCCTGGATCAAAAGCGGAGAAATTTTAACAGGTGCAGAGGATAATTCCCTAATGACAGAAGAACAAATGATCAATCCAAATGCAGTTAAATTCATAGCATCCGATGGCCTTGTTTCAGGATTCACAAGAAGCCCGATATTCAAGCCAACCAAGAACATATTTAAGCACATAGGAATATACGGATTCTGCTCTTCCGATATTAAATTGATAGCATCAATGGAGCCTAGTGATCTTTCAAAAAGAGATTCGCTAGAACAAATAACCTGGATGGAAAGGGGCTTTAATTTTAAGTATACGGTGTGTTACAATAAAGCCATATCTATAGATACCCCTGAGGATTTAAGCTTAGCTATGAGCGTCTTTTTGCCCTCTAAATAGAGAAAAATCCATTACATTTAGGATAAATATGGAAGTGAGAATTTACATAGATCTTGACGGCACAGTGTGCGATCTTAAATCTGCAGTTAATAAATACAGGGAGCAGAATTCGAACGACATCGAATCGATCAACTACAAATATCCGTGGTCTATACCCGGATTTTTTCTTGATCTGCAACCACTTCCTCTAGCAATAGAATCCGTTAATTTTCTAAAGAAAAATCACGATGTTTGGTTCTTGAGTAGACCATCTTTTAAAAACACAAACTCTTATACGGAAAAGGCAGAATGGGTCAAAAAACATTTTGGCTATGAGATGCAGAGAAAATTAATATTATGTGGGGATAAATCTCTACTAAAAGGAAAGATCCTAATCGACGATGCAGAAAATGCTAAGCAAGATATGTTTGACGGAGTGTGGTTAAAGATAGGATCCGAGCAATATCCTGATTGGGAAAGCATTCTCCCGAGGATCCAAGAAATATCAGAATTGGGGATAAATAGCTTATAAGATTTTCTTATGGCTAGAATGATTAGAAGATTCAGTTTCGACTCTGGTGATGTTACACTAGACACCCTAGTTGGCACTAACGACAGAGAAATAGTATATGAGATACTGAGAGGAATATTTTATGGGATTGCATCGGGGCATGAATCAGTAGAACTCTTTGAAATCAAAACAGTTTGCGGTAATCAGGTTTTTGCAATAAACAGAAAGCAATGGGGTAAAGCTCTGGAGAGATGTTTGGAATCCATGATAGAGGAGGAGGATTATGAGACGTGCTCTGAAATACAAAAAGCTTTAGATATAGTTAAGAATATATAAGGTAATGAAGCATATTAGAATTTTTGAAGAGTACGATCCTAATTACAATCCTTATCCTTATAAGGTTCTTAATCCTGGGCAGATCCAGCACTATCGTCAAGTTTTTAGACTTAGACCTGCCAAAGATGTAGACTATGCCTGGAAAATACTTGATACGGTCGAGAAAAACGAAGGTAAGGTTTCACTTAAGCAGTGGAATGTAATCCAAAGAACATATCACGGAGGAAATTATCCGGTTAATTATTAATGAAGCACCTATTAGAATATCTTGATTTCAGTGAGCTTTCCCCGGAAGCAGCAAACAATGCCATAGAAAAGGTCAGACAGGAAAGATACGAAGATTATGATATTTGTGATTGGGTAGTTGATGATTCTGAATTATTCGAGCCGCCACATAAAGAAATGTCACAGCTTTTTGGGGAGGATTATTATGAATCCAATGGAGATCGATTCATGATCGAGAATGAATCACCCAAAAAAATCAGCTTTGTTGGAAAACAGGATCAGAACCACTACCTCCACTGCTCAAAGGCGATGGAAGTAAGTAATGACAATCTTTTTTTAAGATGGCTAGGTATACCCCCAAAATTTTTTAAATATATTTATTATTCATTTATAGACGGGGGACTTGGATATTCTGGCTCAAATACTGCAATAGCTTTTGAAATCGAAGACCATCAAGAGTTTGAAGAAAGATTCGGGTCACAAGGAGAAACAATCCTCGCAGAGTATTTTGAAAAAGCAGAAAAGAAATTTGATTCACACATGGATTATGTTCTGACCAAGATCTCATCTTGCATAGATTCCCAATACGAAGACGATGCAATAATAGACCACATAGAATCCAATGAGATTACCTTTGACGAAGAAGGCAATCCAATAAGATAGTTACATTTTAAAGTTCGGGGAAATTATTTTATATTTGTAGATATAATATGTTAAACCCGAAGAATTGAGCCAGAAAGATATAAATTTTGATAGATTAAAATTAGATCCGTCTGATGGAATTCTAAAGATAACAAAATCCAAACAATTTAAGGAAATACCATATATTGATGTTAATCAACACATCGAGGAATCTGTCATTTGGGCTGTTAAGAACGAATTTCAAAGAAACGGAAGGGTTCTTGATAAAGTGATAAAAAATTCAATCATCGGAAAACTTGGTGAATTTGCAGTCTATCATTTTTTAGATAGAATGGGATATCTTCCTGGATATCCAGATCTTAGAATAATAGAAAAAGGCGAAAGCAAGAATGACGGTGGATACGATCTAAAAATTCTTAATAAGTATTACATCAACGTAAAAACATCAACAGGAGGATCCAATACACTTCTCTTAAAAAAAAGTCATTTCGATTCCTTGGGAAATTGTGTATATAGAAAATCACCAGAAGATCCTCCGTGCCAATATTTTTTTCTATGCAGGATAAATCCAGATCTAAAAAAAATTAATCTGGATGATTGGACTGATATCGATTCCGTTGCTAGAGAACTATCACAATTAAGATTTAGGTGTGACATACCTGGATTTTTGACAATAGATGATTTTAGAAAAATCATCTTAGAGAAGGTCACAATAAATACTGGACAAATGTTAGCAGTGAAGGATTTTAAATTCGACGAGGATAACTATTATTGTCAGACTGGAAATCTTAGAGATATAGAACAAATTAAAAAATATGGTTGATATAGTAATACTTAGTTGCTCTGCAAATGATGAATTAAAAAAGCAAACTACCGATTGCCTCGATTCCCTATTTTTATCAGAGAACGATTCGGAAAATTTATTCAACGTCATAGTATTGGAATCCGAAGATTCCGTTAATTGGAATTCTTATCCAAACACCAAAACATATAAATCTCCAGAGCCATATGGATACCACAAGTACATGAACTATGGCAGAAAACTTGGAATCAATGAATATGTCTGCTTATGTAATAATGATCTCATATTTTATAAGGGATGGGCTTCTCATATTCTAGAATTATCTAAGGCACACCCAGGTATACTTTCATTTTCCCCAATATGTCCGAGAACCCAGCCTCTGTACGGAATACAACCAAATTCTGAAAATTATCTTGGATATGAAATAAGAAAGCATATTTCTGGTTGGTGCATATTTCAGAAAAGAGAAATTTATGAAATTATTGGGGATCTTGACGAGAGCTTTACCCACTGGTTCTCTGATAATGATTATGCTTTAACCCTGTACACAAAAGGCATTCAGCACTGTTTAGTTACGCATTCCATAGTGGAACATCACGACAAAAATGTCGGAAAAACTGGACCTGCAGTATTATCAGACTCCGAGATGTATAATATGACAAGCGGAAGCCAAGATTTATTCACTAGGAAATGGGATTCCTATTTCTCACAAATCGGTAAATAATTCAGATTTATTTGAAAATCCAAACAGGTTTTGATCTATAGTAATGAATATGGATTTTAATGTTTAGGATATCCTTTAGAATTTCACCATTCCAAGAATTTAACGTTGGATCCCTGGTTGCTTACCGGGACGAAAATCTAGTGGATTACATAAGGGAAACCCTTTATTCTAGATCCAATTTTTTCTACATTGAATCAGTTGATTGGCAAAAATATGAATGCAAAATATCTAATGGTATAGACTCTATCATGTCAACCCCAGACCAACTCATAGAGGTGGTTTCTTATATAGAAAAGATCGAGATGAACGGAATAAGATCTATGAAATTTTCAGAGAATACCGTTGAAAATGTTGCTAGATGGCAAGATGATTTTGACAATAGAGAATCCTATATTTTGGAGGATCAAAAAATGGGAGTATTTCTCGAAAATGTTGAAATACCGAGGGATTATTTTTCCTTAGCGAATAAAATAATTAATGTCAATTCCAAGATTAAAAATTATATAGTTGCCCGGTTTGACGACGAGGTAATTCATAGTCTCCTTTGAGATAGATACAAGAATCAATCAGATAAAATATAAATTTAGAAAAATGACAGAATTGCAAGGTGACAATTTCGAAAGTGCTGTTTCTTCAGCCAAAAAATGTTTAGTAGATTTTTATGCAACTTGGTGTGGGCCGTGCAGAGCTATGAATCCGGTTTTAGAAAGTGTAGAGAGTGAATTGGGTGCAGATATTATTTTTAAAATTGACGTTGATAAAAATAGAGAATTGGTTGAAAAATACGGAATTAGATCCGTTCCAACTTTTATATTTTTTGAAGATGGGGAAGAAAAGGAAAGAAAAAGCGGAGCGATCCCTAAAGGATATTTAATAGAATCTTTATCATAATGGAAAAAATTAAATCATTTAATTCATTTCTTAGCGAGGGAAATAAATCAGGAGAGATGACACCTGATGAGGTATACCAAAGAGCCTCTTCACACAAAAAGTGGTATCATCTTGAAGATTTTGAAAAAGAATTAAAGGCAGGAATAGCAGTGGAAATGGAACACACCAATGACCAAGAAACCGCTAGAAGAATTGCATTGGATCATCTTTATGAAGATCCCGAATACTATGAAAAATTAGCTAAAGCTGGTTTAATCGATGAACCAGACGCATTGAAAAATTTGGAATAATTTTTCAAAACATTTTTATTTCTCAGGAAACTATCATAGATTTGCATATATAAACATCTAAAGAAAAAGTTCTTTAAAATATTGGTTGTTAAAGTTGAAGCGGCAGAATTGGATACATCAAAATCAATTATGCAAGGAACGAATTTGATCTCGTATCAAATTTATCCAAACACCATCTTATCCGGTCTAATAGGATGAGATACGTCAGACACTAGCTGGATGACGGTAAATTTAGATATTTCTGAATAGAAATTCGGGGCGGCTAACAGGCCTTAGGGGTTAGAGAATCGTTCACTTAATGGACAACCTCCAGATCTGGAGATTCTCATCTTTACAATAACCAATTAATAAAATACTATCCGACGCGGGATAGGGAGTTACTTCACTGCAAACGAAACAACACTCCCTTTCAATATTCTCGGTAAGTTATTCTTATTAAATACATTAAATTGTGTTTGCTTAAATATAGGAAGGCTTATCGACTCACGTTGGTAAGCTTTTTTTTTTGCCAAAAATTTAAAACAAACATATGAGCAAGTTATCAGAGTACGCGGTTAAGTCCAAAACAGAAATTAGAAAATACGAGGATCTAGTTGTTGAGAATTTTATGGGGGGTAATTCCTATAAATTGTCACCGCTACAAACACTTAAAATAGTAGCTGCTAGCTCGATCTTCGGGGAGCCACAGTACTATAGAGATGGGATAAAGAAGCAGGCTTCGATAAAGAACCATGATACCCTATTGAAATACTCAATATTTGCTGGCCTTATAGAAGGCTGTACCTCCGCAGCGGACGTTTTTACGAACGCTATTGATGCAGCCTTAGATTATGACTTCAAGGGAACTTTAGACTTAGCTACGGAGCTAAGAATGGTGTTTTTTATGAGATTAAACCCAGCCGTCATATTTATACGTGCTTCTATCCATCCAAAAAGAGCAGAATTCAATGGATCCAACCCAGGATACATGAAAACTGTGGGCAAATCCATAGCACTTAGACCCGATGATTTAACAAATCAGCTTGAATATTTCATGTACGTGAACAAGACAAAAAGCAAATTAAGCTCCATTGTTAAAAGAACCTGGGCAGAAAGACTTGGAGAGTATTCAAGATATCAACTAAACAAATACAAAGGCAAAAGTCTAATTGATCTTGTTAGAATTTCACACGCTTGGAATAATGATATAGATGAGCTAATGAAGACCGGATCTATCAAGGTTGAAGAATCTGAAAGAACATGGGAAAATTTAAGGTCGGAGGGCAAGACATGGAAGGAGATTCTAGAAGCAATCGAAATCCCTCACATGGCTCTTTTGAGAAATCTGAGGGGAATCTTCAAAGAAATAGAGGATTTGGAGATTGCTAAATCCGTCATGACAAAATTATCGGCTGGTGTTACTAAGGGAAATCAATTTCCATTTAGATATTGGTCTGCATATAAAGCGGTAGAGAAAGAAGAAATAAATCATAAAGGAGTCATTCTTGATGGATTAGAGGAGTGCATGGACATTTCAGTACTGAATATGCCAAAGCTTGATGGAAAAACTATATGTCTTTCCGATAATTCAGGATCTGCCTGGGGTCAGTTATCATCAGAATATGGAACGGTTTATGCAGCAGAGATAGCAAATCTTTCTTCACTGATTACTGGAAAACAATCCGACGAAGGCGAAATAGGTTTATTCGGAGATCGCCTTATTGTAGAGTCAGTTTCTAAAAGAAATGGACTTCTATCTCAGTTAAAAGCTATCAATGAGGTGGAGAGAGATCATGGTAAATTGGGGGGAGGCACAGAGAATGGGATTTGGTTGTTCTTCGATGATGCAATCAAGAGTAAAAAACATTACGATAACATTTTTATCTATTCTGATATGCAAGCTGGACATGGTGGGTTATATGGAACAGATTCTTCAGAATATAAAGATTTCTTACATGGAGATTGGAGGCATATAGATGTTCTAGCTCTTGTTTCTAAATATAGGAAAGACGTGAATCCCAAGGTGAATCTATTTTCCGTTCAAGTTGCTGGATATGACAATACAGTATTGCCGGAGAATCTTTATAGGGGAGCTATTTTAGCAGGATGGACGGGTAAAGAGCCAGTTTTTGCTAAGGCGTTAATCGACACCTGGAACGAAATAGAAAATCGATAATTAGTGGGATCTTACGATCCCATTTTTCTGATATATAAATCATGAAGCACCTGAATACGTTCAATGAATCAATGAGATCCAACAACATTATTGTGGGTGGATCAAGTTTCAAAGATCCAAGAGACGGAAGAGAATATCAAACTGTTATACTTGATAACGGAAAAGAGAAAGTAGAATGGTTTGCGGAAAACTTAGATTATGATGACACTGATGACTTTGGTGGAAAATCTGCATTAGACATATTCTTTACTAATAATGATCTGCCATCGATCAAGGAGGATACAAACAGAAACACCTGCGGTAGATATTATAGATTCAATTCGTTGGTGAACGCATGTCCAGAAGGATGGGAGATACCAGAAAGAAGTGAATTTATAGATCTTTTTAAAAAAATCACGGGAAAAGATCCACATTTATGGAGGGATCACGATAGAACTGAAATATTTAAATCAGTTTGCGGGTTTAGATCCTCATTAGAATTGACAATGTGCGGAAGCTATGAAAAACCAAGATATATGGGAACATCTTCTTTTGCAGGACAAAGACCGGATTCTAACGGATTTAATTTTAGCGGTAATAGGGATGGATATTATTGGTCAAGTACACCAGGTTCTATGAATAATGGAGGCGCAGTCTTTATATTCAGGGAGGATGAAAAAAAGTACCTAGAGGATGTTGGCTATGGTTATTACGCGGTTAGACCGATAAGAAAAAATATATAGAGCATGGAAATTAAAAGATTTGGCACATTTCTTAACGAAATGAAAAAAGAATACGGACAGGATTTCTCTCTTAGAGATATTAAACCTGGTGATAAAGTGACCTACATGGGGACTAAATACCACGTGATAGATTCTAATGAGGTTGTTTTAGAGCTTTCTAAAAATGACAAAGCAAAGCAGGGTGACAAGGGAAACTTCTTTGTGAACAGAAATATGTTCAAACAAAACGGGGCTATTCCTGACTAATCCGATATATAAATAAACAAAAATATGAAGCACTTAAAAGACTTTGATTCTATAGTAGAAAATTTGGAAGAATCTGATGTTATGGATACATCTGGCGATTCCCCAGTGATGGAACCGGTTGAAAATAAATCATTAATCAACGCAGATTCTTGGATACCATCCCAACACGAAGAGGGTGATTACGATGTCACATGGACAGATGAAAATGGTGAAAAAGTGACCGCGGCATTTAAAGACGCTGGAGGTCCAATTCAATCTATGGAAAATGGAACCGGGTTTTCAGATCTAGAATCCATTGAAGGAACGGCAACCGACGGTAAAGAATATGTTGGAGAGATCAGATATAAAGAAGGAAAGGGCAATTCTGAGGATGTTTTCTTAGTTACCAATATATCAATTAGCCATAAATAGCTGAAACATTTTTTCGAAACAAATATTTTTAATACATTTGAAGGATGAAACACATCCTTCTTTTTTTGCTCCTGATTTCAGGTATTTCGGGATATTCGCAAACATCGGTTCCGTTCGGATCTGATGGTGATAAGGTTAATAGAGCATGCTCACTTGTTAAAGAATATGCCCCGGATGTATATAATCACATAACATCCAGATCCAGGATCCAATCCTTCCTTGATTCCAATGGTGATAAATTTTCAAGCACAAATAGAATAGAAGGAGGAAATGAAAAAACTTATTGGATATTGGCGGGATTTGGATCAATCAGAGAAAGAAGCCAATATCACCTTGCAGGACTTATATTCCACGAATCCATGCACATGTTGATAGCTGAGCAAAGAATGGCAAACGGAAGATCTGGGTATTTTTCTCATTTATCTCCGAAACAACAGAAACAAGAAGAATTTTTGATCTATAAAATGCAGATAGATCTTCTCGTAAGAATGAATGCACCACGTAGGGAAATTCAAGAAATGAGGGAGTGGATGCAACCCTACGTATCTAGATAAAAAACATCTTTTTTTACTGAGATAGATAGCGGCAATATAAGTAATTAGAAATGGCTCTAGTTGTCTACAGTAAGTTAAAGGAATTACAAATCCAAGAAAAAGAAATATACGAATTTGGTAATTGGCTAAGAAGCTTTGCCAATGAATCAGCGTGGGACGGTGACGATGAGTATGAGGATTCATATGAGGAAGAAACCGAGGTACCTACCAATCATGACGGTGATGTCATGGAATACCCATGGGATGATTTCAGCTATATAGTGGTACCGGATTCAGCGGACGAGGTTAATGATGCATTAGACGTTTCAAGAATGCTTGGTGTGTCATCAAGATTTGACGTTTATGACATGGGTAGGGTATTTTTTGTCGTTAAGTAGAGGACCCGGCGGTCTTTTAGATATATAAAAAAAAGAGATTAAAATGGCTTTACAAATTAATCAAGAAATTGAGACAATTAATAAGGGAATAGTGACTAATCCGTATTTAAGGATAGAATCATACAGAATAGATAAGGTTTTAGGATATTTTATAGTTGCAACTGCTATGTTCAGGGACAAAGCAGACGCAGACTCTAATAAATTTGTCTATCACGAGGATTATACACAGCCTATAGATAGAGCACCACAAACTGGGCCGATAGCAACAATGATCACATACGAGGATAACTCTTTCGAATATCCAGTAATTGTTGAATTCCCATTAACTGTTTCAGAAGAAGTTACCGAAGACATTTACGAGGATCAGGAGGTAACTAGAACCATAACATACAATGACTTTGACGAAAACGGAGATATCGTAGAGAAAACAAGAACAGAAACCACGATAGAAAAAGTTAAGACAGGGACACACGAAGTAACCAAATCAAGAATAGATCTTTCCGTAGTAGGAGCAGATCCTTATGGATGGGCTTACTCAAGATTAAAGACGCACTACGAAGGAATCTTCGGGGCTGGAAATGTAACTGATTGTTAAGATATGAGTGTAGTTGCGTTTACTTCTAGTAATATTAGATTTGGTAATCAGGGTACCTTCGGAGGAACTACCCAATTATCCAATCTATGGATGGGAACAACCAACGTTTCCTTGCAAACAATATACACGTCAAAAATATACCCAAGGGGTCCTGCATTAGGAGCGAATCTTGCAACTTTCAGATCCTCGAAATGGAGAGTTATTAGACTCGTGAGCAATGATTACACAAAGGGTAACGTTGCATTTTCTTATCCGGTATTAACATTGGGTGCAGGTGGCCCGGTTGGAGATGGATATGCCTGGAGTTATCTTGATTATAGTTACATTACTATAGCAGCAACCGCCGTATATCCATACACATTCCAAAGATGGGAAACTTTAAATCCTGCGCCGGCAGGAACGACACTTAGCACATCATCAGCAGTATCTCTTTACAACACAGATTGGACTGGATACTATGAGGTTAGAGCAGTATTTGCATAATTTATGAAAGTAATTTGGGTCCTAGAAAATATCAGGAAAGACCATAAATTTTTTTTACCAGAAATAGAACTTCTTGGATTGATCGCTTCTATTTCTAATTGGAAATTACTGTATCCAGAAACAAACACGCATCTTTATTGTGATTCCACAGTACTCGAATATCTAACCAAGATAGAAATATTAGATCTCTGGGATAACGTACACACAGAAGAACTTTGCACAGAGGACAAAATAAACAGAAGGGCTTTCTGGGCAGCTTCAAAAATTAAAATTCTAAGAAATATAGAGGCTCCTTTTATAATAATGGACTGTGATCTTTATTTTAAAAAAAGATCTCTAGATCTTGATTCTTTTCAAAAATTTGACATAGTAACAAATCAGATAGAAGATGGATTGGGATACTATCCAACAAAGAGAGATCCTATTATAAAAGAAATGAATGATCCTTTTAAATACAGATCCTCACACGCATTCAATGTTGCCTTTCTTTATATAGGCTGTGAAAAAATTAGAAGGGAATACACAAATTTAGCATATTCATGGATGGAAGATTTATCTTCAAAAAATCCAGACATTGGGATTTTAACCGGAAAGCATATGATTTTCTGTGAACAAAAGATGCTAAAGGAATTTTCAGATCTTTATGATTCTAAGGTAATATCCCTAGCAGATCATATGATAAAAGGAGCGGAAGAAAGAATACCTATGATGGATGGATATGAATCTTTAAATCTTAGAGATTCAGATTATGTGCATCTGCACAGATTAAAAAGCAGAGTTAAATTCAATTCCGGGCTGTTTATTGATACCAGAAGTGATATCATTAAATCTATATACAATCTAAGTCCAGAGAGATCTAAGAAAGCATTCTCAGCATTAAAGCTCTCTAATCAGGATCTATTCTAACCTTTCTTTTATCCGAAATGATGTAATCGTAAATTACATCATTTTCTATTTCTACTCCAATATATTCTAGCATCCTTGCAATTTCTGAAATGTTATGGCCGACAAAAAGATCTTCATAATAAAATATAGGCCACGAATTTTGTTCTGCTATTGAGGTCATTTTATAGGAAAAATATTTGAAAGATTCGATTTCATTCTTTAGTCTTTCCCGATCTATTTTATTTACATCATATATCTTAGGAATATCCCACCCAATCTTAGAATCTAGATTTATTAAAAGACTTTCTGCCTGTAATCCTTTATCTCTTCTATCCAAAACTATAACCTTATCAAAGAATTCTTTCATCCAATCAGTAAATCTTCTTTCATCGTTTCCTGTCGATTTTTTGGGATGCTGGCTACATCCAAAAAGGGTTTTAGTTAATACCTGATCGTATTTAAAAAAAGGATCTATATAATCAAAATCAAAACCTTCTTTATAATATGTAACGTAATTTTTTGGATTATATGGTTCATAGAAACATTGAAATCCCTTTGGATGTAAATGCGATTCCAACATTCTATATAAGGAGGTTGAACCTGTTCTTGGCCTAGCTAATATTGCTATTTTACTCATTACATATCTATCCTAATGGTTTGGATATCAAATTAATCTCTTTCCTGATTTCCCTCCTCTTAATTTATTCTGAGGATTTACTATGTTAATTTTAGGGGTAAACCCTAGATAAGATGCTATTTTTTCACCTCCCGTGTTATTGAAATATAGATCTTCGTATGTTACCTGTATACAGTCCTTTAGTGATTTAAAATATTTATTTCTTATTACTATTGATTCGTGAACGGATCTTATCCTTTCCTCGTTATCCAATAGAAATTCGTTATTTATTTCATAATATGAAACGTCCCACTTATCATTAACTAAATTATTATGCCACCTATTATGAACGTTTGCCCAAACTACGCTTTCTGCTTGAGCCATAGAATCATTCCTTGTTAAAACTATTCTTTTATCAAAGAAATCCTTACCATTATCATAACTCCATCTATTATCAGTTGATATCTTAACTATACACTCATTCATCTTTTCCAATTTAATTCCTTTAAAAAATTCCTCATGTTTAGGATTTAGCAACTCGTGATAATACGTTATACCGGTCTCAAGTTCTAACCATTCCCCCAGAGATCTTGATCCAGTCCTGTAGTCGGTGTATATTAATATTCTCATCTGCTATATCAATTGTTTTTTCATATTTCTATATCTTTTAGATCCTATTTCGAATTTTGATTCAAATTCTAAATAATCCTCAATTTTCTTAAGACCCTCTTTTGAATAAAATAATTCCTCATATGTTAAATGAAGACATTCTATTAATTTTTTAAATTCCACATTTTCAGAAATTATTTTATTTTCTATTTCTTTAATTTCTTGCTTGTTTGAATTTAAAAAATCATCCGATATAGAATATGCTGAAAATTTCTTTTCTTCTATTTCAGAATATAATCTACTTTCAGCTTGTTCCCTAGTATTTTCCCTTACGAGAACTATTTTTTTATCGAACATATGTTTGATTCTATCATAAGAATCTTCGTCCGGGCAAACCTTGTATATTCCGAATGTGTGCGAATTCACAGCTTGGTCAAACTCATCGTTTGTTTTATAATGAAATCTTCTATAATAATCACAGCTATATTCTATCATCAAAAAGTTAGCTAATGATGTGGATCCTGTTCTATGGCTTGTGTATATTAATATTTTCATTGATGTGCTTTAATATATTATTTGCAATCTCCTCATGCCCACTATAGCTTGGATGATAATCAACAATTTTACCATTTGTATCGTGCATAATAGTGTGCTTATCTTTGCGTATTTTATATGATATTCCATTATCGCCATCGGAAATTAAATTTTTTGGCTTCTCGCAACATTTAGGCCAGTAGTCTTCGTGTAGGATAAAAACATTAAATCCTATATTTAAGAGAATTTCATTTATTTGTATAAATCTCCAAACCTCCCTCTCGTAATATTTTTTGGTTGATATGAATTCTAAAAAAAAGTCTTGCATTAAATCATACTTTTTTTTAGATAATTTTAAATTTTCATTACGTAAATATTGCCCGGTGTTTGTATAGAGTAAGGTGTCTTCTCCCCCGTCCTCATAACTCTTGATTATATTATTAATAAAGACGGTTTTTAAGAAATATGGAGATTGATTATCGGGATCATATAAAAAATCTCTAGGCTCAATGCACCACCCACCCAGGAGCTTTTGCTGTTTAACTAAGGGGAAGTCATATCTAGCGCTAGTCGATATTTGAATTATGATAATATCGTCTTTTTTAAAATTATTAAACTCCTTTAATATTCTATCTAAAATAGAATCGTTTGTTGACCCATTTACGCCATAGTTTAAAATATCAAATCCGATTTTTTCTGCTACATGTTCCGCCCATATTTTTTTTGTTGGATCGATATAATCAAGATATTTTGAATTGTAAAATGATTTAGGATCGCCCGACTTATCCTCTTTGCATCCGTGTCCCCACGTAAAACTGTCACCAAAAGCCCAGAGTTTACTCATATTAATTTTTTTTCAAAATTTAAAAAAGAAAACATATTATAATATTTTCTATCCTCTTTAATCATATTCATCATAATACCATATTGGTCGGGATAAGTACTTTTAATATAATTTTTAATATAATTAGGGCTCCTCCATATATTAAATTCTTTAAAATTATATCTATCTTTATCGTATGGTTTCATTTTTCCCTCGAGAGATAAAAACAAAGTTAGATCTTTCAGTCTTAAAGCAATCGGCTTTTTATCCTTGGATAAATAGGCCTCAAAAATAGTTCTATTCAGAATCCCACACCAGTGTGTTGACCCTAATTCAGAAACAAACAGGTTAATTAATTCTTCCTCCGTAATTCCTTCCCAGTTACTATGATTGTTCCACAAGCTTAAAATCTCTGTGTGTAGAGCACTATTTAGATGATCCTCAGGGTCTCTTAATATTATAACCCCCCAATTCAAATTCTTAAATTCGTCCCATCCGGCATCGAGCATAATTACTCCTTTTGTTTCTCCCCCGAAGGATCTTAAATATCTCGTTCCACACTTTAACGGTGTTATAAATCTATTATCGATTTGTATTATCGTCATTTAAATACTTTAAAAAATATTCACATTGAACTAATTGGCCTATCTCACCGAATTGATCGTCATTTAGCTCGTTTTTTGTTTCTTCCTTAATAGTCTGAGCACCAATTTTTTTAAGATGATTGTACAGATCTGTTACATCCCCTCCTATGTAATATGGCTTGTGTATTTTTTTATCAAACGTCCAATAATAAACTTTAAACCCTATAGATCTAGATAATAGATTAATTAGATTTTCCCAGCTAAATATTTCATCGAGCCACGACTCGTTGATCCTATTATCGTGCAATTCCTTTATTGTTGTTAAATTAATACCGCTCAAAAACTCTGGGGTATTCACATGTTTTAATACATACGGTCTAGATGTAACAACTCCCCATTATATTGATTAACTATTCTAAAATTTTGAATATCGGACCAACCAATAATGACAATATCTTCTTTCTTAATCGATGCAGAGAGTTTACAGAACCACTCAAATATATCATAGTTAGATTGTCCTCCTATAGCATAATTTTTTAAACCAAGATTTAATTTTTCAGAAAGAAGCTCTGACCACGACTTAGGAAATTTTCCGGACCTGTATTGATTGTAATAATGATATCGACGCTCTTTCGTCTTTCCGAATATAGCGGAAGAATTATCTCCGAATATCCATAAATCGCTCATAGTAATTTTACTTTTTTGGTATTATCATAGGATTTAATTAGATCATAAAGATATTCAGACATTTGTCTATTTCCATTTTCACTGAAATGCATATCATAGATTTCGCCGTTTGTTTCTTCGAATATGGTTTCTATTTTTTGCTTTATCGGCGTAACAAACAATCCTCCTTCTTCCTGTTTAAATGGAGACCAATTAATTATAATATTATCCGGATATATGTGATTGATTAATTTAATATATCTATTAATCTCGTCAACATATGGAAGTTCGCACCTATTAACAATTATTTCATTTAATGCGTCCACACTAATGTCAGTTAAATAACTTGTATCAGATATTGTGGATATCAACTGCGAATCTTTGTCTTTGTTATTTAAATTATCTGGCCTAATTGTTAAAAAACTGCCATTCCTTGAAGCTACTCTAAATCTAATCGTAGACGACCATCCGATAATTATGATGTCTTCCCTATCGATTTTATTTAAACTATCAATTATAGAATCCATGATGGTATAATTGTCTGCTCCGCCTATTCCCAGGTTTCTAGAAGGCATTCCCAGTTTTGCAGACAAAAAATCAGAAAATACCTTCGGAACATATTTTTTCCAATTGATATAATCCCTCCTCCATTTTACTAAAAATCGTCCTTCGTTTGTTTCTGAGAACGAATCACCAAAGATCCATAGTTTTGGCATAAAATTACCAGTTAGGAATGCTTATTTCTTATTGCTGTAAATATTGTGCTTAGTATAGCTAAGCAGACAGTTTTGTCTGAAGCCTGTACTTGAGTTGGTGTGGATTTGTCTAATAATTTTGCCATTTTTTTTATTATTTTTCTGGGACGAAGTTGTGTGTTATTACGCTACCTAGTAGATTAACCCCGGTAATTCCGTTTAAATCTGTACCTGCTACAAATACGTCATCAGGCTCTATGTTTATTGTTGTGATATTACCGTTGTACCATTCTAAATTTATTGAATTTATGTCAGCAACAATTTCATCTGAGATTACAATTGAATCTGTGTCCTCTATATCACTTGCTATTTTGAATTTAACGATGCCTGTGTTTTTTTCCCTAATTAATAGTTTTTCGTTTGGAGTTACCAGTGTACTTCCGTTTAATGATCCATTGGAATATTCTATTCTTGGAAGCCAACCCTGAAATGTTGAGGTTAATTTATTAATAACAGATGCTGAAGAATACGTGATTAACTCAGATATTGATAAAGATGATGACCAATTTAAACTCTCTGTTGAAAGTTCGTCTTTATTTAAACCTGATATAGAAATAGATTTAATTACATCTCCTATATCAATGGAGTTTAAATCAATGGAAATTTCCTGATCTTCTACAATTTTAATAACCTCGTATTCGCTGGGTGTTCCCGTAGAATTCATGGGATTTGAGAAATACATAGACCTCCATTTATTGTCTAATTTATTATCTGTATATGTTATTTCAGTTTCCGCTAGTGGTACTGTGTTAGAATAAACACATCCCCCCATATCAATAATGGTTTCAGCATCCTCTAATAATAGCGTCCATGTTCTGATCACGTTTGAAATTTTCCCATTTTCTAACGTATTTTCGTCAAATCTATATTCCTGCAGCATACTTGTACCATCTAGTGTAGATTTTAAATTTGACAGATTCGTTTCATTGTCTATTTTATAAAATGCGGGATATTCATTTTTTTCAAAATCTGGCAGTATTTTTTTAGCTATAACGTTAGGATTTAAACCGTTATCTATTAATTCGTTTAGATTATCAAATGTAACATTATCATCTGGGTGTAAAAGACACGTTTTGGGTAAAATTCCCTCATTGTTTGATTCAAATAGCAATTTTACCATTTCAGACTTATCCCTGCAATAAAGATCGTCTATGATGGCAGTTAAATCATATGCGCATCTCAGATAAAATGTACTTTCGTCTACAACTATAGAAGGTGTAGTCAAGCTATTATTTGGAACTACAATTAACTCCAGTATTATGCTGTTATTGTCACAAAAATCTTGAAACTTAGAAATAGCAGACTGTGAAATGTGCTTTTTTTTGTAAACTAGTATTAGCTTAGTATACGAATTAGACGTCAAATATGTCATTAAATTATCCAATTCTAGAAATTCGATAGTTGTGTGAAAAAGATCAACATCTGTGTTTGTTTCTAAGAATTTTATGTCGTTTTCCAATTTTAAAAAATCGGATCCTATTAATACTGCTTTCATATATTGTTTTTTATAAATATTTATTTTTTCTCTCCATTATTTTTTCTTTCAATAAAAATGGAATCTTTTCTTCGATACTAAAGGTTTCGTCGTTATATAATAGATGAAAATCGTCTAAAAACTCAGTTTTAAAATTGGTAATATTTCCGTACGATAAATACCAGCTATCAATTGTAACAGATTCATCGTATGTTCTATCCCTATTTTTAACCCTATTAATACACACGTCCAGCGGCGCATATAGCATAAACATTATGGTTTTGTATCCATTAATATTCAACTTTTTGCGCTGTTTCCTTATAGAATCTATATATCTACCAACTGTATCGATGACTATATTATCCCCATGGGCTATAGCTTCTAAAAATGTATTATAACTAATATCCTTTGCACTCTCGAAAAACTTAGAAGCCTGTCCTGCCTGATCCTCGCTGAAATCTGTTATTTTAACCCCCATCCCCGAGCCTTTTAATAGTTTTTCGTATGGGATGTCAACATTAATCTTCTTAAAAGAACTAAAATATCTATCGGAAAATGTAGTTTTACCACTTCCCCCAGAGCCACAAACAAAGACTGCTATCTTATCTTTCATTTACCCATTTTTTTATTGATTCAATATCCTCATTGTGTTTAATTAGTTCTGGCTCTGTTTCTAGTATCCATAATTTATCCTTTAGAATAAATTCAGGCTTTAAAACCCTTATTGAGTAACCCCCGGATGATATCGTGTTAAAAATGTTTTCTACGTAATTAACAAACAAGTGAAATTCCCCGCATTTGTTTTTATTAAATCCGGTGTATACCTCAAAATTAAATCCAAGATCCTGGTTGACTATTAAATCACCCCGATACAATCTAAATTTCCTTTGTAAAATATTTTCGTAAATGTCCCAATCTTTTTTTAAAATATTAAGATCTATATCAGAAATATCTCTACTTATTACCCCTTGTAGATTTAAGCTTAAAGATCCTCCGACAATTATATTACCCTCTGTGATACTGTAAATTTCTTTGAATATCTCCTCGTAGGGTCCGTGTAGTTTAATCATATTAATGTCTTTTTAAATCCACCAGATCCTTTAAGAGAAACCCAATTGACCAAAGAATATCTGATCCCGCTAATAACAGGGGTTACCCTGTGTGGTGTGTCGGAATAAAAGATCAATAAGGTTCCTGTGTTAACATTTGGAGTTGTTAAATTACCATTATCGTCTTTGAATTGTAGATATCCCCCGTCATAATCATTATTGAGTACGATTACAACCGAACAATATCTTTCTCTGTAGACATCGTCTGAAGAATCTGTATGCCAATTATAATATTCATCGGGTTTGTATTCAGTAAATTGATATCTACCTAGATTTGTTAATTCGTGTCCCTTAACATTCATGGTTTTTCTTAGAATTTCCTTTAATCTATCATCTAAACCATCAATCTTATCTATAAATCCCACTGATGATTTTCTAGCGTTAGAAATACCAGAATTTGCCACTTTTGCTGCGGTTAGATTCAATTCAGTTTTATACTTTATTATACATTCGAAACATTCATCCTCTGTTAAAAATCCACAAAAAACTTGAACGTTCCTATTCATCATTCATCTTTTTTAGTCCGTATTTAATACATTTGTACCATATTCTTTCGTGCAAATAGTATTGAATGGGTTTCCACAGGAGCTCTGCAACACCAAAGGCTGCCCCAATCTTTATTGATCCGGTTACTATCCACATTGTTAAAAATCCAATCGTAGTACTAAGCACCCTATAGCTAATTGTTTTTGCTATGTGTCTCTTTTTCTCTACTATCATATATTATATGTGTATAAAAACTATCCTTTGCTTACGTCATATTTTATAGACCCATCAGCTGACATATGACCAGTTCTTATAGCAGTACCGCTTATTGCTCCTACCTCTGCTGGCGGTTCATGGTAAATCACATCATATCCTACTCCCCTTCCATAATTAACACTTTCTATATCAGGTATAACGGAGATAAAAAGTCTCCCGGTTTGTAAATAATCGTTCAGTTCGATTTTTAATTCATCAAAAACTTGCAATGCAGATTTTGGATTGTTTTCGTCTTGCGGTACGTCTCTAATTGCGACCCAGACATTCTTCCCCTGACTAAATTGCTGATCTATTAACCACTGGTGTCCTTTGTGCCAGTTTTGCCATCTTCCGATGTATAACGCGTATTTTTTCATATAGATTCTAGACCCAAAATACTGATAAGTTCCTCGAACGATTCATTCAGATCATCACCATTTACAAATGCCTTATAATTATCAACGGGCAGCTCAAATGCTTGTACATGGAGTTTATCCTTTCCTGAGAAATGCGGCCTATTAAACAGTATCTCAGTGACCTCGTTATTCGCTTTTAAATCCTCCCTAATTGCACGATAAGGACAAACCATACTTATCACTACATCATATCCTTTTTGGCTCATAAAACGAGCTATTGTAAAGGATCTTTCTATGTTTCTAATTCTCCCCGAATATGAATAATCAGTATTTGGAAATATCTCTCTTAAATCGTCGCCGTCTATCCAAATTGTTTTTTCGCCCAATCTTTCTACGAGCATACTAGACATTTGGGTTTTTCCTGTGCCAGGCTGCCCGATAAACAAATAAATCATATATTTTTAAATTAATGGTTATATGTGAACGGATCTCTTTTTCTGATCTCCTCTATTTTCTTCATGAACTCCTTCTTTTTCCTTCTTTTTTCGAAGTAATCCTTGATCCAGTTTAGTATCTTTTTCATCTTAATAGTTATATTGATTATATATTTTAAGTTTCCCCCTTCCTGGCGGTAACTATTTCGGAATTTTATCCAATTTTACTCTAAAATATTAAAATAGAAATATGGTTTGGAATTACCAAGATACAGTGCTAGTTCATGTGGAACTTTCCAATCTTTGCAATGCTGCTTGTCCCCTTTGCCCAAGATATGTAAACAATTCGTTAAGGGTCAATCCAGAATTGGACTTGGGCAGCGTTTCTTTTGAGGATTTTAAAAAATGGTTCCCTCTAGAATTTGTACAAAAAAGTAAAGGATGGATATTCTGCGGTACTAATGGCGACCCCATGATGGCTAGAGACGTGTATGAGATATTAGAATATGTTCTCAGAAATTCGACTGCTAAGGTCCAGGTCAACACTAACGGTTCCATAAGAGACGGGGAATTTTGGGAAAAAATAGGATCTTTATTTGCCGAGCCCTGTGAAAATAGCAGATATGTTGTTTTCTCTGTTGATGGACTGGAGGACACGAACCACATCTACAGAAGAAACGTGAAATGGGAGAGGGTGATGGAAAATATGAGAGCCTATGCAAAATCAGGATCTACTGGTATTTGGGACTTTCTAATATTCAAGCACAATGAGCATCAGCTAGAGGAGGCTGAGCTTCTCTGCAAAGAAATAGGTCTAGCATTTTCTCCAAAAAGACCCTTTGGGTTTGAAACGGGAAATCCTGATGAATACCAGGACTTAATGGTTTATGACATGGAAGGAAATTTTTTATACAAGATAGAGCCGGCCAGCGAGGAGTGGAGATTAAATAGATCCATGAATAAATTTGAGAGAGGAGAGGAAAAAATATGGATTCCGGGAAAGGGGAAAAGAACAGATGATGAAATCAAAGAAAAGTGGAATGGACTGATCGAGAGGGATCTTCCTAAATATAAATTCCCGGAAAGATTCAAAGAAAAATCAGTTAGTTGCAAATCTTGCCATCCTATCGGGAAGGAAATTTATGTTGATTGTAAGGGAAATGTTATGCCTTGCTGCTTTGTTGGAACAATGTACAACAGTGACTTTCAACACCACGAGGCATTACAGATAAAAAAACATTTATGGGACTGGGGATTGGATAAAATAAATCTGAATAATCATTCTCTCAAAGATATACTAGATAGCAAATATCTAGATGAGGTTTTTGCCAACCGCTGGGAAGGAGCTAAGGATGAGGATAAAATGGGATATTGCTTTAACACATGCTCGGTTGATCACATGAAAGATCTTTTTGTCAGAAAGGAAAATCTACCAATTTCTTCAGAAAAATCAGGCAAAAAAAGTCTTATCTAGGGACATTTTTTGGGCGATATATAAAATATGAACGATAAGATAAATTTAGTCTATGACGATTGGCCTCTTGATCAGGAAAGGCCGAATCCCAATGGAGATAAATATTTTCCAGAAGCAAATGCCTGGATGACTGGTGATGGTCCGATGGAGACTCTTCGATACTGCAATTACGTCAACCGAAGAATGGAAGATGTCGACAAGTACCAGGAGGAAAATTTCTTTTATGTTGTTTGGCATCGACATTCTCTCTATGACAGATTTTTGTATTTTGACAGACTTCCAATAGGTGATGATATGATAGGGGCTTTCCAAAGAAAGCCAAATCTTTATCTTCTTTTAATAAACGATCAAGAGATAGAGCCTATAGAAACTATAAGCAAACTTGATCTCGCTCTAGAAAGAAATAATATAGATCCAAGAAAGGTTTTTGTAGTTAACAACAATTCTAGAAATTGGGAATATAAAAAAGAATTGGGGAGTAATATTAATGTTCATAGTACGAGGGCAATGCCTCTAGCATTGGCTAAAATTCCCAGAAGTAATTTCGTAGAGAATAAAGAAGGGCATTTTTTCATGTCACACAACCATTCTTTAAGAGAAAGCAGATCCGCGTTTGTGTGTCTCTTAAAAAAATATGGACTGATCGATGATTTTGATTGGTCTTATTTGAAGCTCTGGAGACTACCTGGTGAGGATTGGATAACTATCTATAGAAGAATATTCAACGATTCCGATATGGAATTCATGATGCCAGAAATAGAATATTTTAATTCTTATGGTATTAAGAAAAGCAATTACGAGTCACATTTTCCGTGGCTTGATGAAATGACAACTAATAGTCCTTCTTGGTGGGAAACATTTAATTCACAGCAGTACGAGAATACCTATTTTAATGTAACTGTGGAAACACAATATTTTGGAAGGGACCTTCACATAACAGAAAAGTCATTTAAACCCTTTATCCATCTGCAGTTTCCTATGATTCTTGCCTCCAGACATCATATAAAACATATGCGGGAGTATTACGGGTATGATTTTTTCGATGATGTGATTAACCACGATTATGATAACGTCGTAAGTGATAGAGATAGAATCTTTAGGTTCATAGAAGAACTAAAAAGAATTCAGGAGAATAAAGAATTCTTTATCGATTTTTATAAAAATAACAAGGAAAGATTTCGGAGGAATCAAGAAATGGTTTATCAATTCACCAATGAATATGATGCTAGCTATTTCAGGGCATTGACAAAATTTGATCACCCAAAGAAAACCCTTAATCTTGTTTATGATAATTGGGATACCCAAACTAATCGCCCATTAAGAGGCAATTCTGAAGATCTTTACCTAAGTACATTCCACATGAATGTTGACAGTGTAGTTGGATCCTTACAATTTGATAGAAGATTAATCAGAAGATATAGATTGGAAGATGTTCCTAAGATAAAAAATGAGACATTCTTTTATTTTGTCACCTTAATTCCTGGCATCCTAGCGGAGAATTTAAGATCTGGAAAACTACCAATAAATAGAGATGCTATCAACATGCTCAAGAATTATTCAAACTTTAATGTGATAATAATGAATGAGCAGGAAGCAGAAAGAAAAGAAACACTGGTTCTTCTTGATAAATGGTCCAAAGAATCCGGCTTAAATCAGCAACAAATTTGGTTTTCTAATAACAACCCAAGACTACAAGAATTCAAAGAGGAAATAGGAACTGATATAAATGTTCATTCGACAGTTAGACTTGCTAATTTCACAGCAAATTCTGTTATACATTCAGTGGGAAGGGTGGAGTTCAAGTCTGAGAAAGACGGGGAATTTTTCATGTGTCACAATAGAAGGCCAAGACCGCATAGATATGGTTTACTATGCTTGCTTAAAAAGAGCGGGGTTTTAGATGATGTTGATTGGTCTTTAGTTCAAGGGTTTCAGTTCAAGGGAAATAAGCACCCTGAATCCTTCTTTAGAACAATATTTAACGATGAAGATATAGAAAACATGAGAGAAGAAATTGAGTACTTCTCTAACATAGAACAAAAGAAAAGTAGATACGAGGAAGAAAGAACATGGTTCGATGATAGGGAAAATGAAAATAATGTTCCTTGGAATGAAACCTATGATAAAAATCAGTTGGAAAATTCATATTTCAATATCACAACAGAAACTGAATTTTCATCAGATCTGACACACATATCAGAAAAATCTTTCAAAGCTTTCTGTGCAATGCAGTTTCCCATGATTCTTGCATCTGCTCACCACATCAGAGAAATTAAAAAGAAATATGATTTTGATTTTTTTGATGATGTGATCAATCACGATTATGACGACGAAGAGAATCACAGAGACAGACTTTTTAAATTTGTAAAAGAGATAAAAAGAATAAACGACAACAAGGAGTTCTTCATAGAATTTTATAAGAACAACAAATTTAGATTCGAGGAAAATCTTAGAAAAATAGAGGAGAAAGTAAAGGATCAATCAGATTCTGACTTTTTAAAAAGAATATCTGGTATAATATGAAAAAGGTACTAATTACAGGATGCAATGGTTTAGTTGGAAGCTATCTAAGAGATCTTTGTTTAGATAATGGATGGAAAGTTACTGGTGTAGATAGAAACGCAACAAAGAGAATTACCAGAGATTTTAATTACAAATTTAAAAAACTAGACTTATTAATAGAACAAAATATAATAGATCTTTTTAAAGATGAAAAATATGATGTAGTATTTAATTGTTTTGGAATTAAAGGATCTCCAGTAAGGGCAAAAAATAATCCTGTTGATTTTCTGTACCCGTCTTTTAAAATAAACACTGAGATAATAAATCAATGTTATTTAAACGACACGTGGTTGGTTTTTGTTAGCTCTGTTGGTGTTTATAGCCCAGCAGAAAAATTCTCAGAAGATGATGTTTGGAAAACACTACCATCAGAATCCGATTGGTTTCCGTCTTGGTCTAAAAGAATGGGAGAATTGCTATTGGAATCATATCGGGTTCAATATGGATACAACAAATGGACGATAGTAAGACCAGCAAATATATTTGGTGAATACGACGACTTTAGTGGTAGTGGAACATTGATATCAACCATGGTAAAAAAGGTCTACGAATCTTCTGGAGAGATTGAAGCATGGGGAGACGGCACACCTATCAGGGATTTTGTTTACGGAAAAGACGTTGCTTTGTCTTTAATAAAACTTTATGAAGAAGAAATAAACGATATAGTTAATTGCGGGTCAGGAATAGAGGTATCAATAAAAGATGTTGTTGAAGAAATTATAAAAGCAAGCGGGAAGGAAATCTCAGTAAAATGGGATTCTTCTAAACCTAATGGAGATCTTAGAAGACTAATGGATACCACAAGACAGGAAATTCACGGGATAATGCCAAAAACCAATTTTTCCGATGCTATACTTAATGTTTATAAATATTACTCAGGTCTTTTCGAAGAGGAGTTACCAGTAATATCTAAAGACGATTTGCTCGTCGAAGGTGCATATGTTGGAAAAATATCTGATTTCCTAGAGGAGGATGAATTAGAGCTTTTCAAAGAAATGATAGAGGATGTTAAAGAGTACTCCTCCGAAGATATTGAAAATAGACTTTCGTGCAAATATAATTATGACGATATAGTAAATGAATATGACCATAATATTCCACCCAGTAAAGTTGCGGAGAGAGATGCATTTATTCGAAAGAATAAATATCACGTTTGGCAAAAATGGTGGGATTTTAGGTATCCTAAAGAGTCATATTTCAGCGAGATAGCCACAAAAATATTAAAGGATCTTTACCCACAGGCTGCCGCTGCTTTGAATGAGGCTAAGATATCAGGATCTATGGCACTTTTTGAAGATGGACATTTCATAGACATTCACAACGATGGAGCTAATGTAGGAAGACTTTGTGTAATTATATTCTATCTCTCCGACCCTTCTGCTCATAATAACGGGGGAGGGGAATTAAGAATAATTACCAGCACAGGAAAAGAATTTATAATAGATCCAGTTTTTGATAATTTCTGCGTGATGGATTTTGCAAAGAATAACATAAAACATGAAGTAAAGATGGTTAATAACGGATTTAAAAGATATACCTATATAAATTTTATATCACTCAAAGATGGGATTTTAGAATCAATTTTCCCGAACGAAATAAAAATAGAAAAGAAAAAAATAATATGATAAACAAGAATTCAAGAATTTTAATTACCGGTGGATCTGGATTGGTTGGACAAAATTTAACTGAAAGACTAGTCAGAGAGGGATATACAGATTTAAGAGTAAATCTTCATAGAAGAGGAGTTAGAAAGGTTCATGACGGTGTTAATTACACATATCATGATCTACAAACATACGAAGGGTGTAAAATCGCAACAGTGGACGTTGATGTTGTTTTTCATGCCGCTGCTTCAACCTCAAATGCAGTTGATACTGTAGTAGATCCTTTAGCACACGTTACACCAAATGTTGCTATGAATAATTTTCTTATAGATGCAGCTTGGAGGAATAATGTACAGCACTATATTTTCATTTCTTCCAATACCGTTTATCCACCAAAGGGTGATGAGCCTGTGGTAGAAACAGATTTTCTATTTGATGAACCTTATCCAGTATATTTTCCAGTTGGCTGGATGAAAAGATACGCAGAGGTTCAGTGCGAACTTTACGGAAAATATCTCCCAAGAAAGATGAAATCAACTGTGATAAGACCAGCCAATTTGTTTGGTCCTCATGATAAGTACGATTTCAATAAATGTCACGTTACCCCAGCAACAATAAGAAAGGTAGCAGACAAAATGAACCCGATTCCTGTTTGGGGTGACGGATCGGAATTAAGGGATCTCCTTTTCGTAGAAGATTTTGTAGAAGCTCTACAGACGGTAATGGAAAAAGAAACTGAAATGTTCGAGGTGTATAATGTTGGATCTAATAAAGTATATTCAGTTCTTGATGTTCTTGAGAAGATGAAAAAGATTGCAGACTATGATGCACCGACAGAGTTCATTAGTGGAAAGCCTTCTATGATACCAACTAGAAAAATAGATTCTAATAAAATCAAAGAAAAATTAGGATGGGAGGCAAAAACCCCCCTAGAAGATGGATTGGCTATAGCTTATAATTGGTATCTTGAGAATAATAAAGAATTCAAATAATATGAAGGGATTGATTTTTGCTGGTTGTTCTTTTACCTGGGGTCAGGGATTATATTACTATTCGGGATTGAATACTTTAGTCGAGCCTGAACCAGATTGTTATGATGCTAGTCTTATCACAGATGCCCATAAAAGATATATGGAAACACTGAGATATCCCAGGATAGTTGCAAATCATTTCAACACGTTTGAGTTGGTGTCTAAGCAAAATGGAGGATCTGAAGAAAGTTCGATTGATTTTATTAATTCAGCATTTGGAATTGGGGAAAAATTTGGATTTTTAACAGATCAGGAATTTTCTTTTAGCGAAATAGAATATGTTATAATACAAACATCCCAACCGAATAGAAATGGATTTTACTTCCAATACGAGGGAGAGGAACATAAATTCTTGATTCACGAAAAATCATCAAAAGGTAAATTTTACGAATGGCTTATAGAAGAAAGAAAATTAACTATCGATGAGTGGTTTGAAGAGCACAAGGAAACATACATTGAGAAAATAAAAAGATTGATGAAGTTCCTTGAATCCAATGGAATTAAAACGAAAATACTCTGCTGGGAGAACGATTATTTAAATCTAATCAGATCTGATATTTTTATGTACAACAGATTTATCCCGTTGGAATACAGAGGGGATCAATTTTCGTCCATAAGAGATTTAATGTCCAAACACTCGCATCTTACCATAAATTCAGATTATGATAACTTTCAGGATCCTCCGAAGGATCACCATCCATCTAAAGAATGTCACCAGGTTCTAGCAGAATCTGTTATAAAATCTATAGAAAGTGATCTGAAGAATTTAAGCGAAACCCATATTTTTGATGATCACAGGGAGTTTATGAAAACTCTTCCTTGTCCAGCAAAAGAGCCAATTATAAAAAAGGCTAAAACCCTTATATAGGTTTTTCTGGTGGATATGGATAAGTACCTGTTTCGAAGTGCGTTATTCTTCCATCGTTAAGATTAACTACTGGAATGGATTGATCAACTTTTATAGCCCCATACCATTCAGCTAATTCTGGAAAAGTCTCTTTGAAGTTCTTACCCCTTCTACTATCATATTGTACATAGAAGCTTTTGAAATCATGGTGTAGTATCGATTTATCGTCTTCTGTTGTATTGTGCCCTTTCTCTACAACCTGTATGTAATCCAATAATCTTTGAACCTGAGCAAATTCTCCAACACTGAATAAATTGGGTGTCATTTTTTCGTTGAACCATTTACTCAATTTTGCATGAAGCTCAGCTTTGATTTCATCAGGAAGAACTAATGGTGACATAAATGCCGGCCATCTTAGAATATTAAGATCAACGTTTGGTTTATTTGCACCATATTTCTTTTTTAGTTCTATCATATCATCCAAGAAATCAGTGATGCTAAATAGACATAAACTGTTGATTGTCATCATTATGGTTAAAGATCTTAATTTAGCTCTTTCGATTAAGCTAACAAGATTGCTTCTCCATGTTTCGTAAACTAATCCGTCTCTAATATATTCTGCATGTCTTCCATAGGATTCGTTGCTAGTATAGATGTCCATTTCTTTAATGTCCATCGTGTGTGACATTGCTATCATCTTCTCTAATGTTTGTTCTGTCATTCCGAGATTTGAATTAACAGCAAGTCTTAGATTAGGAGAAGGGTTGGATTTTAATATGTCTATGAAATCCCAAAAATTGTGGCTCAAAGAAGGCTCTCCCCCTGTAATTCTGATCTCCTCTAATGTTTGAGATAACTCTGGCCACCATTCGAAAAAAGCCTGTACGAATGGATTCCTTTCGTTATACTTTCCAAATATTTCTGACCAAGAACCGTCACTTCGGTATGCACCCGCTGAATCTGTTCTCATCTTTTGATATGGACCAAATTGCTGAATTTCCTTTCCCCACGTGGTACTGTATCCTGCATTACAATAGCTACACGCAAAATTACAAGTTCTATCAAAGCTTATTTCTAATGTCTTTAAAAGAATATCATCTCTGTAATCGGTCTCTTCTATTTTAGCTATGTCTTCCTCGTTATAGATGATGCTTTTGTAAACCCTGTCAGATACATTGTTTCTCCCTATGTCCTCTATTTTCCAGCAATAAGAGCATTCTGCAGGTCTAATGCCACTAAGCATCATTTTTCGCATTTGCTTTTTATGCCTTGTGTTGTGAATTGCAGAAGGATTTGTTTTTATTTCTTCCAAGTCTATAGGATGCGGAAGGGGTAAATGGCAGGATCCGGTGTATCCATGTCCAAGATGTATACTTGCATTGTACCATTTCGCTGCACAAAAGCTTTTGCTTATCTTATTAAGGTTTTTTTCTCTCCAGTCTATCAGTTCTTTTGACATAGTCTAAATTATATTTGGTGTAGAAAATTGCAGTTATCTGTTAGATCGTAGCTTTTTCCGTGGATGAATTCTTCGAATACATGCTTACTTATAGTTTCTTCGTCTCTTATTATTTCCAGTTCATGAAGAATTACCTCAAGATAATTGAGATTAAATTCATTTTTCGGGAAATTCCCAGCTCCAAATATTATATGTGAATTTGTGTCTGCTGCTAATTTGTCGTTTATAAAATAAAGGGTTAATGCATTTCCGTCTATATAAACAGTTATTACACCATTTCCTTTTGTTACCAACAATTCATATTTTCTGTTTGGCTCCCATTCAAAGTTACAAGAAAGATATTCAGTTTTTCCTTTACCGTCAGTAACAATTAATAGCATGCCATATTCCTCCAGATCTATTCCAAGGTAGCTGGGAAGTTTAGCAAATAGAGTTGATTTTCTAGTTATTTCTTTCTCTAGTTCAAAGACTAGCTTAAAACTAAAATCCCCTTCATAATCAAATATGTGATTTGCTGGATCTTTTATGAATTTTTGTCCTAATATATTAGGCCACATTATCCAGGGTTCACCCTCTTTTATTTTTAACATCTTCGTAGAATTTTTTTAGTTCAGGAAAGGTTTTTATAAAATCTGTACCTCTTCTTTTATCGTGTTCATCAACAAACAATACAAAATCTTTTCTATTTTTTTCAACGTCGAATCCATCCTCTGATATAGCATAGTCATAGATTCTTTTTATCTTTTGAATCTCAACATCGGAAAATCCATAATTATCGTGTGTGAATTCAGGTGTTGCGTAATAGAATGCTTTTTGAGCAGCTTTGAATATGAGCTCTTTGTGTTCGTCGTTAAGTATTTTAACCGACTGATGCTCTGGCCATCTTAGATAGGATGTATCTAGCTGTATGGCAGATATCCAATACCTTTCTTTGTTTTGGTATTTCTTTTTTAGCTGGAATATCTTTTCTATTAACTTAGAATACCCAAACACCGACATTGCGTTAAACGTTGCCATAACGTTCACTGTGACCTTCGGAAGTTCGGTTAGGATAGTTTCTACATTTTCGAAGAAGTGGTCAAAATTGAGCCCGAAACGGATGTATTCGGCTTGTTCTTTCCATGCTTCACACGAGGTAAATACTATTAGCTCGTTTACCCTGTTTTCCTCAATTATTTTTTTACACAATTTCACAAATTTTTCTACCAGATTTTTAGGAACACCAAGATTGGTATTGATTGAAAGATTTAATTTTCTATTAGGTTCCTCGGTTTCTGCTATGAATTCTAATAACTTCCACGTGTCTTTTGAAAGAAGTGGTTCACCACCAGTTATTCTAAATGTGTGTAAGTCGTTGTAAAGATCTGGCCACCATTCCCAAAATGCTTCAACGTATGGATTTTCTTCTGAATGCTTGTATGGTATTTGTCCGGTTTCCCTGGGCCATTTAAGATCATTAAAATTTGTTGATGTTGGATATCCCCCATGATTTTCTATTTCTTCCATCCATTTGGAAGAAAACATAGGGCTACAATAGGAGCATTTGAAATTACACGTGTTTGAAAAATTAACCTCAACATATTTTGGATTGTAATCTGAGCTCCATCTTAGATTTTTAATTTCGTCCATGTGTGGAAATGACCATGGCTCTGAGCTTTTGAAAACCCTATCAGAAAAAGATTCTGAACTATCTTCCACCTTCCAACAATAATTACATTCCTCGGGTCTTTGCCCATTTAACATTTCCCTTCTCACCTTCTTTTTGTGCTTGGTGTTGTGAAGAGCCGATGGATTATTTTCCAGTTCGCTCAAAGGAATTTTATGTGGAATCGGGTGATGACATGAATGCGTCATTCCATTATGAAGATGCATAGTAACTTGTGTCCACTTAGCGAGACACATCCCACATCCAGTTGAATTTAATTCTTTTCTTGTTTCCTCAAAAATTCTTTGATCGCTCATTATGCTTTACAATTTATTAAAAGTACGTTATTGCCAAGATCCTTCGCCGTGATTAATTCATATTGCATATTATTAATCCCGTCGCTCTTGTAATCTATGGATCTTCTTTGCATTTCTGTAACAAATCTTCTTTCGTTTCTGGCTGTTGTTTCTCCCTTAGCCCATTTATTGTTTACTAATCCTTCGTCAACATGTGGCATGCATTCAAAATCTCCTTCTCTTCTAAATGGTATTGGCATATCAGTAACCGAAAAATCCTTCTTCTCAAATTCCACATTTTTATGATCTGCTCTTACTCCTTTTATTAAATCTGGTATTTTTTCTGCTGATATATTTTCAAAATCATAATGCAAGACAGGATCTATTTTCTTTGAATGAAAATCCGATATTTGACTAGCATTATCTACGAATTTATCAAATATAAGTAATTCTGCTATCTCTCCCCTGAAATTTATAGGATTTCCTTTATCTGCATTGGTTCCTAAATACATCGGACTTTTATCTTCGTAATTGAACATACCTCCAAATATGTAAGTGGATTTTTCCTCCTTGATGCCCTTTTCGTTAGATTTTCCAAGCTCGTCATTAAGAAAAAAGTTAAATCTGGACTCAGATTCTTTATACGAAGTTGTCACCCATGTCCATTCTTCGTCACTTCTTTTGAGCCAATTGTAAAACATAGTTTTGTCCTGGTTGTAAACCATGCTTGTTACTGCTCTTGAATTATTGAAAGAGATTGAATATGGACAATAGCTTTGCTTTCTAAAAACTGGAAATTCTATAAATTGTTTATCTTCCTCCCCTATTAACCATTCGTTATACTTTTCATTCTGTTGCTGAGCCCGGAATAAAACCGCTATGGTGTGATCTTTGGTTAACAGGTGATTCATTTCTTTTTTGTGAGGAATCTTTATCCATGAATCCTCCCCATTAAAAATTGCAACATTCTTCTGATCGTACTTTTTATACACCCTGCAGTTAGAGTATCCCTCGAAATGAGCACGGAAAAAAAGATCATCGTCTTCCATTCCCCAATCCCAATAGTTATTAGAATATCCATTTGTTCTCTCCACCTGCTCCTTGGTAAAAAGAACCACCCCGCCAAAGTATTGTTCGTAATTTAATTTGTAATCATACTTTGATAGTTTGGTTGCTATATGAACAGGATTTTCTCCTGGGTAGGAATAATCACAGTCTTCTGACACTGGTATCATATCAATATCGTGCCATGCTATGTAATCACATCCGTCATCAAAAGCAAACTTGGCTGCAATGTTCTTCATTAAACCCCGGTTAAAGAGTTTATCGTCCATTTGATTTGCAACATAGAATTTATGTTCTATTCCTCTCTTGTTCAGAAATTCTGTCAAGTGCGGAACTAGTTTTTGTAAATGTTCGTATCTATTTCTGTATGGGATACAGATTCCAAGTTTATGTTTCATATGCCTACGTCTACCCAAGTTATATTCTTGTCTTTTTTTATTCCGTGTTCTGTGAATTTGATTCTGAATACACCATCATCTTCATCTGATGATGACATACTATAATTTTTAGAAACCTCGTTGATGAACCTCAATTGATTCCATCTAGTTGCCTGATCCTTCCATTTATTTTCAAAGAATCCATTCTCACTGTGACCAAGTGCTTTGAATAATCCCTTCCTCCTTCTGGGAATTTCTAATTTTTTGTGTGATGGAATTTCCATTTCCCTGATATCACAATTGAATATTCTAGCATGATTCCTATTTCCGGATTGATCTACCAATCGATAATTTCTGATACTTTTTGCATTGTAAAGAAGATGTAGCTCGTTAGAAATTTTATATTTTCTAAATTTTTGATTTTTAGTTAATTCCTCTACCTCTTCTTTGGATAAACATTTCTTGACAACTGCAAATGAGTCTATCAGTCCTTTAAACATATTAGGATCTCCTATTCTGTGTGGATTTCCTGCTCCTAGATAAAACAAATCAACATCATCATATGACCTTAAAGATTCGAATCCCTCAGATTCTCCTATTAATTCACCATCCTGATAGAATTTGATTTTCTTTTCTCCTAATGATATTGTCACACAAACTGTAGTTTGATAGTTTGTTTTAATATCGGAATTCACGTAAAAAGCTTTTTCTTCCTTATCGAATGTTACAAAATTGTATCTCTGAAAAGAATTATAAGAAACTGCAGTGTCATATCCAGGTAAGCTAAATGCTGTAAAAACGTCCGAATCCTTTGTGTGATCACACTCGATATCTTCTGGATAAAAAGAAACAAAAAATGTTAGATCCGTATCAAGATCAAAATTGTTTTTAATCTCGACGTAAGAATTAATTCCATTAAAATATAATGCTGTGAATTTCTTTTTTGAATTCTTAACAAATCCAAAATCAGTCTCACATCCGTTTCTAACGCATCTTAATAATAGATCATCGTCTTCGAATCCCCATCCCCAATATCTGTTTGAGTAACCATTTATTCTTCTAAATTCATCTGCTGGAAAAATAGTAACACCACCAAAATATTGATCGAAAGTCTTTTTTGTATTTCCAGATTCTACCTCCACTATATTTTTAGCCAAGTGAACTGGGAATGGTGAATAACTATAATCAACATCAACAGGAAGAAGATCTATGTCATGAAATACCACATAATTACATCCAAGTCTTTTTGCGTATTTGAATCCAATATTTAAGAGCATCCCACGGTTAAATTGCTTAGCATCATCTTGGTTGATAATGATAAGCTCGAATGAGATCCTTTTCTCGTCAAGATAATTTATTAGATGTCTCTTGAATGCTAGAAGATGCTCCCATCTGTGCCGATGAGGTACTATTACTCCTAGTTTATTCATTCAAATTATCGTTTTCTTCTACGAATTTAGTGTGGAATTCAGACAGATAGAATTGGATTCGGTTGCTCCATTCGTTTTTGTCTATCTCCTCTACCCAAGCTGTTAGGTCTTCCATACAGTTTGCAATCTTTTCTAATGCTTTAACCTTTCTGATTTCCAGGTCTTGTGGATTTTCTGTTTTTTTAGATACTGACATGATTTCTGTTTTTATATGGATGTGATAATTTTTATTAATTTTTTCCAGGAAGTGTATCCATCATAGCTGTTTACATTCTGCTCGAACATAAATGAAGGATCGCTTACGTCTAGTTTATTCTCTATTATAGCATCATACATCTTTTTATATTCGGATGAAAATGCATATTGTGAATTTACGTCCGCCACAGCCTTGATCCTTTCTAGACACGTTGAATCCCATTTGAAGTGATGAACTTGGACCGAGTATTTTTCAACTGGAGCAATTAATGGATGATTCCACCCCTGCCATTTCCATGTTGTATAGCCATCTATCTTTGCATAGTGCTGGCCAGAAGTTATTTGAACGTGCCCCTTTACCAAACAAACTTTATTTGGGCAGGCATTACTTAGTGGATATCTAAAAAACCCAGCAAGTGGAAATTGAGAAAATATGTCTTTTCCTGATCTTATTCTGGGGAATTCACCATCTTCTCCTAATCTATCAACAAATCCACCTCTAACCAAATCCCACCCATTTTTTTCGCAGTCGTCTGCTATTCTTCTTGGATGATCGTTGTAAAGATGAAATTCATCAATATCAGCAACCATCCACCAATCGTTAGGATGCTCATATTTACAAGAATTATAAATTGTGGTTACCTCTTCCCAGTCAAAACCCCTACTTTTTCTGGATCCGCAGATTTTTACATTCTTGTGATCCTTTATCTTTTCCTCTACCTGTTTTTTTAAATCTGGATAAAGATCCGATTCATAGACGTAAAACAAAATTTCATCCACATTAAATTTACTATAATGTTGAATGAAGTGGGGTATAAGATTAACCCCGTGTCCTATTACTGATACGACTCTAAGCATTTTTTCTTTTTAATATAGTTATACCGCTCGAAGCTGGTTTTTCTTTTAATCTTCCATAATTGAATAAATTAAAAATTTCCCATTCATCGTTATTAAAATCCTTTACGAATTGGGAAGGACCTGAGAAATCATGGAAATCCTTTTTCTGGTCCTCTGTTACTATATAATTTTCTGAAAAGCTTGGATCTGTGTCGTGTATAGCGATTATCCCATTCTTTTCCATTATCGTGCTGTACATATTAAAATCCTTGGAAACCCCTTCATATGAATGATCGCCGTCTATAAATAAGAAATCTATTTTGATGTCTTGCATTATAAAGAAATCATAGAATGCTTTCTCTGATGTTTCTTTTATAAATCTTGGGTGGAAATTAGATCTATAGAATCCAGATTCGTCCATCATATTGGATTGTCCCCCGATTCCATTGCAAGGATCTACCACGTAGGTAGCTCCGATATCTCCCCAATTGTAATCGGGATTTCCTTCGAATATTCCCGAACCGTGTAAATCTATTCTTGCCTGTGTCATTATCCTAGGAATAAAACCTCCCCCGCTCCCAATACACACGCAATTTTTAGATCTTGTAAACTGGATAAGCGAGTATATTAATAGTCCATCGCCTAGATCAGAATCCGTTGCACCATGTGACCAGCGGAAAGGTACAGGAATTTCCCCGTCGTTTGTTATCTTTTCCCTGATATAATCTAAATTCAATACCATCATTTTATTTTATCAATTAAGGATGAAAGATTTCACCAAAACGAAACTTAATAGTAAACAAATAGTATTACATTTTATATTCGGAAGGATTTATATTATATTTACACCATGGGACAAAAAATAATGACAATAGGGGACGTTCACGGGAGGGATACCTGGAAGTTTCTGACCCATGGGAGTAGTTATGAATTCGAGCAATGGTCTATTATGGTCGAAAATGGTGCGGATCCCAGTGATGAAATGTTCAAGGATGATTATCCATATTTCGGGGTAGATAAGATTGTTTTTATCGGTGACTATGTTGATAGCTTCACGGTATCAAATGTTGAGATTAAGAGAAATCTGGAAGACATTATTATGTTTAAAAAGAAAATGCCGGATAAAGTGATTCTTCTTTGGGGAAATCATGATGTTCAGTATTTTATCCCAAATCAAATTTGCAGCGGGTTTAGACCAGAGGCTAAATGGGACTTACAAATTCTATTTGATCACAACAAAGAGCTTTTTCAAATGGCGTATCAGGAGGGAGAATATCTTTGGACCCATGCTGGTTTATTGAAACCGGTTCTTTCGGATATGCTAAAAATGTACCCAGATTTGAAAGAATTTAAAACTGAGATGGATATTTTGAATCATGCTTTTGAAATGGAAATTCCACAGATATTTCAGGTCGATGGAGCAAGTGGGGGATGGAGTATGTATGGAGGACCTTTATGGGTAAGACCTAAACAGCTCGAGCAGTACGGATGTAGATTGAATCAAATAGTAGGTCACACCCCGCAGAAAAAATTAGTTGAAATTGAAACAGGTCATGGTTATAAAATCTGGCTAACGGATTACATCGAATATAATGAAGAATCGGAGATCATTCCATTTATACTAGAGATATGATATCAAAAAAGACAAAAGAAAGAGCGAAACAAATTATGAATGGAACATATACTCCGCCGGAGCCTGAAAAAATTGCTGTTAAATTCGAGGTCACAGAAAAACAGTATAAAAAATATAAGAGATGGAGAAATGCTAAAACTAAAAAAGACGGGGAGCTTTATGTCGGAACAATCGGAGGAGCATATACTTTTTGCTTTACTGCAACCGGAATAGGAGAAATAGTAACGGTGAGAGCAGCAGACGGAGACGAGTTAGATTTAACAGATTATAATACTTGGTAATGAAGGTAATATTTTTAGATCACGATGGAGTGATATGTCTTTCTAATAATTGGGGAGGTAGAATGAAGAAGCAGAAAGAGTATGGCAGAAAGATGAGCCAATCTGTTAATGAACTTCCTGTGGAGGTTAGATTCGATAATTTTGACAAAAAAGCAATTGACACATTAAATGAAATACTGGAAGAAACTGGTGCTGAAATTGTTGTCTCATCTGATTGGAAAAGATGGGCCACTGTTGAGGAGATGGGTGAATATTACGAGTCACAGGGGATCAAAAAGAAACCCATAGATTGTACTCCATATTTCAGAGATCTCATGAAAGACGGAAAGGCTCCTAAAATAGGAGAATTTCACTATCAAAGATTTGAAGATCTTGAACAGGAGAGGCATTTTGAAATCCTGGATTATTTAAGAGATCATCCAGAGATAACACATTGGGTTGCTATTGATGATTTAAATATGGGTATCGACATTGTTTATACCGACGGACAGGAGGATCAAAGATATTGGGGACTTACAAATTTTGTTTGGACGCCAAGAGAAGATGAAGGAATTAAACAATCAGGTATCAAAGAAAAGATTTTAAAATTTTTAAAACAATAATAATTATGGAATACGCACCGGTTTTTGGATTAATGTTTATAGTAGTTGCTTTCATATCGTGGCAATGGGTTAGAGGTATTGACAACATGAAAAAGAATCATCCTGATTACAAAGGTGAGGATTTTTTAAACTGGGGAGATGAAGATATCGATGACGAATTTAGCAGGCAAAATAAAAATAATAACAAATGAAAAGAGTATTAAAAAAGATTTTTATCAACAAATTCTCGGAGATCCTACTGATTATTTTCGTAGCAGGATTCTCTCTTGATCTTTTAGCGTTCCCACTAATGAGCGCACCGAGTTCAATAAAGAATATAATAGGAGGTGCAATTCTGGTTTTCTTTGTCATGTTCATCGTTATGTATGCAAGTGAAATGCTATCAGACGGAAAAAAAGAAGCCGAAGATTCTGAGGATCCGGGAGAAACTGAATTGGATTATATCCCGAAGGATAAGCTACCAAAAAAGAAGAAAAATTCCAAGCAATTTCCCGAAATTAAGAGCGATGAACCCTTTGTAAAAACAAGAAAGAAAGCAAAAAAATAGTAATATGAATTTCGAAGAAAGATATGCTCAACAAATCAAAGAGAGGGAAGAGCAAGCACAACAAGAAAAATTAAAAAAACAAATAAAACAAAAACAGATGATGAGAAACATTTTAATTGGGGTTGGGTTATTTTTTACACTAACCTTTTTATTCTTCTCTTGTGAGAGGATCGATGCAGGACACGTTGGCGTCAAGGTGAATCAGTACGGGGATAATAAAGGCGTGGATGATGTTGTTGCAGTTACCGGTATGGTATTCTTTAATCCATTCACAACTGCAATCTATGAATTTCCAACTTTTATTCAACACAAAGAATATAAAGGAGAGAATTCATTTGTGGTAAATAGCAAAGATGGTTCTGAATTTAGTGTTTCTCCTATTATGAACTACTCCGTACAGAGAGATAAAGTACCAGCAATCTTTAGTAAGTATCGTAGACCATTAGAAGATATTGAAGAAGGCTTTTTAAAAACTGCTGTGTATGATGCTTTTAGATTGGCAACTAATAAATATACTGCGGATGAATTAATTTCAAACAGAGCAGTATTTGAAATTGAGGTTCGCAGATTACTAGACGGACAACTATTAAAAGAGGGTTTTATCATTAATCAATTCACGTCTAACCTGATCTACCCAGAAACATTTAAGAAATCTATTGAAGCTAAAAATAATGCGGTACAAGCAGCTTTAAGAGCTGAGAACGAAGTTAAAACTGCAGAAGCACAAGCTAAGATTAAGGTAGCAACTGCTGAAGGTAATGCACAGGCTATGCTAACGTCTGCAAAGGCAGAAGCTGAATCAAATAGAATGAAACAGCAGACATTAACACCACTGTTATTGCAATTGGAGTACATTAATAAATGGGACGGAAAACTTCCTGTTTATGGAACTGCACCTATGTTATATAAACCGGTTAACTAGGATTTACAAGAAACTAAATCTTCCTCCGAATATATAATCCTCAATTAGTTCTTTTAAATATTGGGGATGACATGGCATTTGATCCGGATGTGGATTTTAATACTACACGCAGAGGTATGGTACTCATCCTCTTTAATCTCGGTACAAACAAGTAAACGACGTAGAATTATCTACCATGACTTTCGAAGACGCAATGTCTTTCGTAGGTGCTGATTACGCACTAGCTGCCTAATCACTCCCGCACACATCGTGGGACTTAAAATAGAATGTGTACCAAGGTGTGATTTCTACCCAAAAAGGAATAAGGTCACGTTCAGAGGACTACCTTAATACAAGTGAACTCGACACAGTTATTGGTAACGATGTCAAAATAGGAACCATTTATTTTGTTAGGCAAGAAAAACTAGCTAAGCGTGTGAGACGTTAGTATTATTATTTCTTTCGGAGACCGGGGTTCGAATCCCCGCATCTCCACAAATTTTATATAGCGGGGTAGAGCAGTGGTAGCTCGTTGGGCTCATAACCCAAAGGTCGCAGGTTCGAATCCTGTCCCCGCAACCAAATTTAAAATCATGTCTACCAATTGTAATATCTGCAGCGAAAAATGTTTTGGAAAGGATGGATATGATGGAAGTTGCTGTACAATAGAAGCACGTGACTATATCATAGGTCCACATAAGGACGCTAAGCAATTCATTCAATCATTATCATTAAAGCTCGGAAGAGAGATCAGCTACGAGTCAATATTCATTGATTACGAAGAAGGAAAAAGACTTTTTCCCGACAAATCCGCATGGCAAAGCCCAACTTCATATCCTGCATTCAGAGTTGATCTAAATAATCCAAGAAACCCCTGCATCTTTTACAATACAGTAGTTAAATCATGTATGGTATATGATATCAGACCAGAAACATGCGAGACATATCAATGCGATTATCTTAAAAGTAATCTCTGATATATAGATGCAAAACACGTGCATCAATGATTAAGAAGTATCTAGATTTTATTAATGAATCCATAAAATATCTTTCAACCCAAGAGTTTTTCAATTGGCTAGAGGAAAGAAAGGACCATGTATTCATTGCTCTTGACACAGAAACTACTGGGCTAAAAGGTCCAAGGATAGATCAATTGACTCAAATTGCTGCTATTGCTTTTTCTTTTGATTATGATTCTCTATCATTCTTGGAAATTAGCAGATACAATAAGAAGATCTCTTTAACTCCAGAAATTAAAGCATTAAAACAATTACCGGATTCTGAAATTCAGGGAGCACTTAAATATAACAGATACGGCGTAAGCGGAGGAAAATTCCAAGACGAGCAGGTAGTTATAAACGAATTGGTAGATTTTGTTGCACAATTTGATAAAAGCATTTTATTAATTCAAAATTCACCATTTGATATGCCAATGATTAATGTCAGGGCTAAATTTCAAAGACTGAATTCAGAGGTATTTGATACAAAAGATTTCTTTGCATATTTCTTAATACCAACTCTTCAAAGATTAGCAGATACTGATCCAGAAGCCCAAAGTATATTGGATACTTTCGGTAAATCATCAAGTGGGAAGCTTTACACATCATCGCTTCCTAAGGTAGCTGCAGGACTTGGTGTTGACCCGAGTGGAGCGCATGATGCATTATACGATTGCTCATATATGGTTGAAACCCTGGAAAAAGCGTTTCAAATAGTTAGAAATAATTCAGATTTTGACAGAAAAGATTTAATCAGACAAAGAATACTAACAGATCGCTATATGAAAGCGAAGAATAAGGCAGAAGGAAGACTATGATAAAGAACTTTTCATCATACATTAATGAGCAGTATTCCAATCCAAAAGATGTGGTTAATCTGAAATATGGCACCCCTCAGATGGATCACAAAGAAAAAATGGATCAAGGATCATCCCTATATTCCTCCGTGAAAGACACAGATCTTTGGAAAAAGTGGACTTCCACCTTTCCTCCGGCGCAGAGTTCAGAAGATGCTATAAAATCCCTAGAAGAATTAATTCTAATTGGATCTTCACAAACCCCAGAGGATAAAGAATTTGTTAAAGATGCTGAACATGATATGAAAGGCATTTTCGTTAAATTTTTAAAACTCAACGGAGTAGATAATATAACTGTAGAAGATCTTAAAGAGATATCCAAAGAATTAGATCCTATAACATTTCATCTGAAATACATTTTTAATTATCCAAGACCTCACCAATTAGCAGGCGAATTGGAAATCCCGTTATACCCTTCTCAAACAACAGATGCATGCAGTCCTGCATATCCGTCGGGTCATTCTATAGATTCATTCGTTATGGGAGGATTAATAGGTAAAAAAATACCTCAACTCCGAAACGATGTTCTAAAACTGTCTGAAAAAATTTCCAGATCTAGACTTCAAGGAGGTATACATTTTTCTTTCGATCAGGAGTTTGGGAGACAAATTGCAGAGGATATTTTAAACCTTGATTTTTTGTCTCTCTAGAGCCATTTTTTCCCTTTCTAAAATAAAATCACCTTCTTTCCTGTTTAATCATATTTCTTGAATATATAAATGAACTCGATAGAGTCAAAATTCAAAGAAATAGATGCCATTAATTTTAAGAAACGTCAAAGGTTCGGCTTTAACCATCAATGAGATGGATGATAACCTTGAGTATTTATACAATAGGACATCGGTTGGAACATCAGGTACTGCTGGTACATCAGGTATTCAAGGATCCCAAGGATTTCAAGGTGCTCAGGGTCTAACAGGACCTCAAGGTCTTAAAGGTGATACCGGGTCAACCGGAGCACAGGGTAGCACAGGATCAACCGGGGCTCAAGGAGCTCAGGGATTAACTGGTTCAGGAGCACAGGGAGCAGAAGGTCCAACCGGAGCACAGGGTAGCACAGGATCAACCGGAGCTCAAGGAGCTCAGGGATTAACTGGTTCAGGAGCACAGGGAGCAGAAGGTCCAACAGGGGCTCAGGGAGACATTGGATCTACAGGATCACAGGGAGCGCCGGGAACAGGAGCACAGGGAGCGCCAGGTCCAACAGGAGCACAGGGTGATACAGGTTTAACCGGAGCTCAAGGAATTAGCGGAACATCTGGCCAGTCAGGAGCACAAGGTCCAGCAGGTTCAGGAGCGCAAGGGGATCCAGGTCCAACGGGAGCTCAGGGAGACCCTGGATTAACAGGAGCACAAGGTCCAGCAGGGGCGGGAGCTCAGGGAGAGGCTGGTCCAACGGGAGCTCAGGGAGACACTGGATTAACGGGAGCACAAGGAGCACAAGGTCCAGCAGGTTCTGGGGCACAGGGTGATTCAGGTCCAACCGGAGCTCAGGGGGACATCGGATTAACAGGAGCGCAAGGACCAGCAGGTTCTGGAGCCCAGGGTGCAGAGGGTGCTCAGGGAGCAACAGGAGCAGATGGATCCTCAATTACCTGGATGGGTGGATGGGTTAATAATATACCATACGGAGAAAACGATGTAGTACAATATAATGGCAATTCCTACATAGGAACTGTAAATTCGATAACAGTAGGGGTAGCACCTGAAAATAATCTAGCGGAATGGGACATATTTGTTCTTTCTGGGGAAGGAGCTCAAGGAGCAGAAGGAGCACAGGGTGCTAACGGAGCAGCTGGAGCACAGGGAGCAGCAGGTGAAGGAGCTCAGGGAGATGCCGGATCTGCAGGAGCGCAGGGAGCTAAAGGAGATGATGGGTCCGCAGGGGCACAAGGAGCAAAAGGAGACACAGGAG